GATTTTCCCGCCCCCCAAATTGGCTTTGACAAATACCTCAGTCGAGTCCCATTCAGGCACCCGGTTACGGGTCTCCACATCCGTCAGGTCAAGCGCATTGAAGTCAACAAGATCACCAGTGGCGATGTCGATGACGTTGGGGCTTTCATAAGCGGGGGCTGATGGCGCCCAATCCCGCCATCGTGGTAGGTCAGTTTGGTCGAACGGGTATTCTATGTCCCACTCGTACCCTTGGCTTGGAGGGAGGATGGCGTACGATCCGTCGCCTCGAAAATCGATCCCGTCAAACTTGGGCCAGTCTGTCCCTCGACTGTTTGATCCTACGCGCGGCCCTCTGCGCTTACCGTCTTTGGGGTGCTCGAAATAGTGGTGAACACCCCGCTTTGTTTTTACCCGTACTGGTGAGGATAAGCCTTCCTCTATAGCAAACTTATGCGCTTCCTCACTATCGCAGTCGACGATAAGTATTCCTGATAGTTCTCCTGTAACGACAGCAATTCTGGCTTCAGGCCAATCCGTAAACCACTGCTCAACTTCAAGTTCCGTTGGGCGTCGTGTTTGGAATCGCTTCCACGATATATAAGGCTTTTTGTTTTGCGGGTTGATCGGAATGATCGGCCAACCCAACTCAAGATACTCTCCCGCCGCGTCAAGTGCTGACGCCTCCCTCGCTATCTGAACCATGCTCTTTGCTCTCCTGTATTACGTACTTCTCGATTCGCACATGAGGGAACGCGCTCAACATTCGCTCAAGTGTTCGTAAGGTCACATTACCTGTGCGGCACCATCTATATGGGGCGGTACGTGGCACGCCGATGGCTTCGGCCACAGCCCTTGCTCCACCCTGATCGCTGATTAATCGGGCCAAATCTATTCTTCGCATCTTAACTCCCGTCGTGATAAAAGGCGTCCCAACAACACCGGAAAGGTGTGGACAGGGCACCGGAAAGGTGTATAATAAGCCGGACTCAACGATCAGTCAAGGGGAGTGAAAATGTCGGGGAAAATAGTCTCGATTGCTGTTGAATCAGATGAATGGGATGAGTTTGAAGGAGCGCCTTTAAAGCCCTCCAAAGACGTTCTACCCGGAGCCGCATGGAAGCAAGCACGAGAGGATGTGCGTGCTGCGAACGAACGCCTGACAGTCGCTGAGAACGCCGTACGTGAACTATTGCCTGATGACCCAACAGTGGGGTCTACCGAGATCGCAAAGTTGGATGGGCATATATGTGCAGTGCTTAAAACACACAGTCGGATGACGTGGGATTCCTCAAAACTCCTGACATTTATACCGGGAATTGAGGGGGCACTCAAGTTGTCAATATGTAAGGCTGAGTACGAGAAGTTGGATGATGAAGTAAAAGCCAAACTTGATACAGCACTAACACATATTCCGTACGAGAGACTTACGTTCGTTGAATTCCATAACGATATGGAAGTAGACGATTTTCTGGAGCATGAAAATGTTTAATACGAAGAAAACGAATGACACGAAGTTTATTAAAGACAAGACCCTGCTTATGGGGCACCACGGGTGGGGTAAGACTCATCAATGCAGGCACTACGCTGAAGCGTATGGCAAGGGATTAATCCTTTCGGGAGAAGGGGGTCTCAAATCCTTGGAAGACACGGACATTGAGTACGTGGATTTCAAATCATGGGATGGAGATCACAGGCCGGAGGATGGTGTGTACTCATTCCGTGGGATAGTCAGGATGATGGGTTCCCCAGAGTTCGTGAAAGAAGGTTATCAATGGCTTGTGGTTGATAGCCTAACTGAACTGTCTGACCAGTTGATGGAACACTGCGAAGAAGAGTTCAAAGATGTGACCAATGGGTTTGTGAAGTGGGGTGAGTACAGTCGTCTGATGATCGGCGCCTTAAAGTGGCTACGGGATATAGACATGCACATTTACATGACATGCCTAGTGTCGGAAGAGTCTGATGACAACGGTAACGTAAATTACTGGCCCCTTGTTAAGGGTAACAAAATCGCAAAGCAATTACCCGCGCTGTTCGATCACGTTTTCTGTGGCGTGCGAACTACTGATGGTGATAAGAACTCGCCAACGATAAAGCGTTTCATCATCACGGAAGAAGTTCGGGGATGGCATGGGAAGTCTCGTGATCCTCGTGGACGTTTGAAGCCGGTTGAGCCGTGTGACAACGTCGTAACCCTTTTGAAATTGATACGAGCGACCGAAGAACAGTACGCGAAATATCGAGAAAGCCAACAACGCCGAAGTAAGCCAACGCAAATTAAAACGAAGGAGAAAGCAGCATGAACGCATTCGCAAGTTTTTCAGACCTAGACCTATCCGCAGTAAAGGAAGCCAAAGGCATTTCAATCCTTCAGCCGGGTACGTACGATGTACGTGTCGCTAACGCTGAATGGCAAGAGATGAATAACGGTAATGGCCATCAGGTGATGGTCGAACTCCAAGCCGTAGATGGGGGTGGATCGATCCGACATTGGATTAACGTACATCACAAGACAAGTAAGATGGCTCAAGAGATTGGCCAACGCCAACTCAAGAGTTTACTGCAATTTGGTGGGCATCCTAGTCCAGACAAGCCGGGTGATATTGCCACCATTCGTGGCTTGCATGTGGGTGTGGTTGTGGGTATGTCGAAAGAGCGGCGTAACCCAAACACAGGCAAGATCATGGAAAGCCGACCAGAGGTGAAGGGGTATCGTATGCCAGATAATGACAGCGCCCCCGTACCAGAGACGGCGGCGCCGTTCGACGATTCACTCCCAGACTTTTAATCATAAGGAGAAAGGGGGGCGATGCCCCCCTTTTTGCTTGAGGGTTTTATCATGCTAATACAGCAAACAAGTGTGGATGCGTATAGATCAATCGGTACGTCATTATCAAGCCGGGTACTTGCGTTAATGGGTGGGCAACCGCTTACCTGTGACGAAGCGGAAATAATTCTTGGCGCAAAGCATCAATCTGTTTCGTCAACCATCCGCGCTTTAGTAAAGAAGAAGGTGCTTTCGGATACGGGTGAACGTAGGCAAACACGATCAGGGCGTATGGCAATAGTGTGGGGTGTAATACATTGATAGCCCAAACACTTATGGACGCGCTCGAAAAGGAGGGCGATCCGATTCGGTACAAGACACGCTCCTATATAGGGGCGTCAATTATTGGTAACGACTGCACCGCTTACCTACACCTATCCATGCGTGGCTTTCCAGAGAACACACCCCCGCCAAAACTCTTGCGCATATTTAATGTAGGACACGCCCTTGAAGACATGGTCGTGGCCGACCTAAAGAAGAACGGCGGCTATGGTGTGAGTGAGGTGGATGAATTAACGGGCGACCAATACGAGTACACAGCGTTAGGTGATCATGTCGTGTGCCATCTGGACGGGATCATTTATGTGGATGAGGAGCCGTGCGTGTTGGAAATCAAGACGATGAACAAGAGTAAGTTCAATGCGTTTGAGAAGAAGGGGGTAAAGGTTTCTCATCCGAATTACTTTGCGCAGTGCATGTTGGCTATGCACTTGAGCAAGTTGGAGAAGTCTTACCTACTCGCGATCTGTAAGGATGATTGTCGATATCATGTACAGATTATTGAGTACGATGAGTTTGAGGTGGCGGCGCTGCGTCAGAAAATTTCCCAAGCCGTTTCGGAGCCAGAGAGGATTGCGCAGACGGATTCAGATTGGCGCTGCCGAGGATGCTTTAAGCGCACTTCATGCTGGCACCCAAGCGAGATCAAGCCCAAGCCAAGTTGTAACCTATGTGAGCATGGTATGCCTGACATGTACGGTCAGAGTAAGCAGTGGTACTGCCACCATCACGACCGGCCCGCTAAGGAGCCGTGTGATGAGTTTAAGTTATTTGTACTTTGATCCGCCGTACTTTGATCCGCCGTACTTTGATCCGCTATAGCGTCCGCTACCGGATGATTTCTCGCCACCCATTAGATCAACCATACTTTCCTTAACTGCTTTCAAGCCTCCCACGACGGGGATGCGTTGAACAACTTCACGAGCGGCTTGCCGACCCTTACCGTTGGGGTCTCCCTCTTCACCCCATAGTAAGTTACCCAAACCACTGGCCGTGTTCCACGCGCCAATGGTTTGTCCGAATGTTGGGCCAAGCACATTACTCATTGCGCGGGAGTAGCCGTACATACCATTGTCCGCTTGCTCTACGACATTATGCAGGAGTTCGAGGTAGAGACCGAAGCCACCCATGTGCATCATGCCTTCGATATACCATCCGGCGAAGTCGTTGGGATCGCCATGAAGGTCTGGGTTGTAGCCAACGGCTTCAAGCCAAGAGATGTTCTTGCCGTGTCGATCACGGATAACCCCTTGCTCCTCGTCGCCACGCATCTGTATTGCGTCCTTAGCGGATATAGCCATAGCACCACCGGCTGGCCCCATTACCGCGAGCATAGCGAGGGGTTTATAAGAGTGCAGGTTCTTCGGGTCTTTAACAATCTCCATGATGCTGTCTTTACTCAAGCGGGCCATCATCATGGGGAATGATTTCAACTGCCAGACCATCGCACCCGCTGGGGTCTGCGCCCATAGCGGTATGTCGTTTGTGTTGGGAGCGAAGATCGTATCGTTAGCGAACTTGATAAGCGCGTCGCGCATCTGATCGCTCTGTAGAACCAGTTCAGGATCGATGGCTTCGTCATACTGCATGCCGATATGATTTCGGTTTTTGACTAGGCTCTCGATAGATGGAGAGTTTGGTCGAGCGTAATTGCCAAGACCATATTTCTCCAGCACCCGTTTGGCCTTCCTTCCTTGTCGGCTATTTAAGCCATGCTTTGCGATACGCCGCTGTTCAGTCTTAAACCACTCGAAGCCAATGATGCCTGCCATTTCACGCATGGAGTCTGTCCACGGTGATAGCATGGTTGCGTTGAAGAAGGCGGTTGTGAGTTTGGAAGCATCCGCCCCGTACAGCCCGACAAGCCTGTTGTGTACATAGTTCTCGATTGACAGGCCAGAGTCGCGCATCATTGCCCTGTAGTCAGGGTCAGATGCGTACTTGTGCATACCGCGAAGCCACGCGCCAACTTCACCAGAGCGTAGTAAGGGAATGAATGGGTCAGTTAATGATGTAACCGTGGTGAAACTCAGCATCGTTAGCGCATTCATGTTGCGCATAAACTTAGAGATGGGGCGCATCGCTGTATGGAAATGTGAATCTCCTACAGGCTTACGCATCGCTGCCATGAGAAGGTCTTCCATGACTTTCACTTCACTCGGCGCTACTTGACCCCTTTTTGTGTGGCTCTCTAAGCCAGCAACAATGGCTTCGGCCCGGCGATCCCACTGAAACTGCTTCTTACTATCGAGCGGGAAACTAAATAGTTCTGGATTTTGCAGAATCCGATTTGCTTCGGCGATGCCTCCACGATTCTTAATGGCGTCGATTACATCATCGATCATTTGAGTGGCAGCAAATTCGTTCTCCTTGAACGGAGCAGGAATCTGATCGGTGCGTTGCATGGTTTCCACCTTGCCATCTACGACGCCTCTGATCGTGCGGCGTATTTCCCGTGGCTTCAACAATGCCTTAACGGCGGCCTCCTTACCTTCCTCAATGACGCGCATGTACATAAGCGCGCCATGATTGCCTTGACCAAATCGTTTTGCAAACTCGATCTTTCTAGTGGAGCCATCCAAATACTTGGCAAGGATCGCGCCAATATCATTTTCAAGAAACTCACCAAGAGCAAACAAATCTTGCCGAAACTCTGGGCGATGCAGTTTAATCATTCGTTGATAGTCAACATGATCTAATCCCGCATCATTCTTGGTTGCGTATTGCGGGGGTATATGAGTGCCATCGTCATCGATGATATTCCTTACCATCTTCTTCGCAATTCTTCGGGCGTCCTCTATGCCGAGAGTATCGTGACGTTCTCTTGCCTCACGTATAAAGTAATCGGAAAGTTTTTCTACGGCCCGCGCTTGATTCCTTTGTAGTGATTCCTTAGACCATATCTGAGGAACATAGTTTTCCTTAATGCCTGAGTGCATGATCCCGTAGTGAATCATGGCATCCTTTTCATTATTAAAAGTTTCCCTGATTCTCTGGTACGCGCGTCGTTCAGCGGCGTTAGCCAATGCTCGACCTTCTCCAGTACGAAGCGCCATGATGACTCTTAGTTCTGATGGCGTTGGCTTGGAGCGGGCACGTACATCTATTGATCGCTTGAACCAGCGTTGCACTGCATTGCCGGTGCCGGGCAGGGCATTGAGTGCGCGTACGATTGGCATGATCTTGCGGCCAATCTCGTTATCGACGCGCTCGAAGATGCCTGTGCCATTCTCTTTCTGAAGGAAGTCAGAAATAAAATTGTCGCCATATTTGCGTAAGCGGGCGGAGCCTTTACGTAGGAAATAGACCGGGCCTTTGCGGAAGCCTTCGGCAATATCTTCTGGCGATGGGCCTCCCCTGCCTCTTATTGAATCAACGAACCGGCCAACTGTACCATCTGAACTAGCCACGGTATGGGAAACACCTACTGTTGATCCGTCTCCTCCCTCTAAAATGTCACGGACTATCGGGGTGACAATCGTTTCGTTAGTTGGGTTCGGATTTAACTCAAGAACTTCTTCTTCCGTGAAGTATGGGTCATTAAGTTTCTTCGCCTTCTTAGTATCGAAGATGACGTACTCTGTATGGTTATCTCTCAAGCCACCAACTGAACGATGCTCTCCCGTGAAACTTATGCCATCGTAGCCCATGTCAGAGAGAATCTTGTTTACTCGCACTTTTGCAGTGGCTTCGTTTGCGTTGTCTCCATTCGCTAGAGTTCGCCACATTGCTTTGTATAATTCGCGTCCGCGATCTACTCCTTCCCTGCCAGCCACTGCGAGAATATTTCCAGTTGCGGACATGGATATAGCATCTCCATCCTTTGCAACACTGTTCATGAACTCAGAGATTAGCCAATTTGAGGGGTCGTTCTGCGCGCTTCTAGTGAAGTCTGCATATCGATTGCAAGAACATGCGATTGGGGCAACCTGATCATAGTTGCGCCCGGTAACTTTTCTTAATTGGCTTGCTATACGTCCTTCAATCTCGAAGAGTTCATCTAAACCAGCATCAGTTAGCGAGTACCAGTCGCCTTTTACTTTCGCTTCAGCAATATCTTCGCGAATAGAGGATAGGTTGGAAGCCAATGATTCCGCTTCATTTACCTTTTCAAATGGGGCTTCAGCATCGTTAAGGTGCTGTACGACAATGTCTTCAAGCGTTTTCTGATAGGGCTTGGAATGGGTAGACGCATAAACACCGCTACCAAACTCACCTAATTCTGGGAGGAGGGCGGCTTCACCGTTGGAGCGCACAAAGTAAGGAGTTACCCCTGACGCGGTTCGCGCCATGCCTGTGCTCACGAAAGCGGCAAGGTTGCTTTTCTCTCGCGGAGTCATACCGTCGAGCAGGTCTTTCGCGTATTGGCCAGCGTATTCCTGAGATACAGAGGCGTCCTCCTTTAGGCGGAGAGATAGGTCTCTCGCCCGGACACCCCGACTCGATCCCATCGGATCAGCGTGATCAGATATTCTTGGGTGAGTTCCATACATACTTTCAAGGGAACTGATGCCATCCATCATGTATGCGACACTGGAGTTCAGGCTATCCATAGCCGATGTAACGTCTGCCAATGATTCATCTCTCACACCACGTAATGGCGCGTTCCCTTCTTTGGCGTAACTTGACCAGCGTTGGAGAAATTCTGCGTCGTCTTTGAAGTTGGTCTTGATTGCCGAAAGTTCTTCCGGTGTTAACAGGCCAGCACGCATGGCGAATCTTGCCAACTGTACTGCGTCCTTTTCTTTAACCGCAGTGCGGACTTGATTACGGAATGACCGAAACTCCTCGTTGGAAAAATCCGCAAGGGTTTTATGTGGGGTATCTTGCAATGGCTTGCCAGCCAACTTTGCAATGTGCTCATTGGTAATCGGAGATGCCGGGTCTGTAAGCCCAGCGATATTGAAGATGCGATAAGAGACGAGGCGGGCATCTGCCGTTTTTGTTGGAGTCCGCTCTGTAATTCGAGAAAGCGTCTCTTGGATGTGGGGTCTAGCCAAAGAGGGGATGCCATCTACGGGGGCTGTAGATGCAGAATCAGTAGTTTCACGACCTGCTATATCTACCTCAATCCTAGATACAGTTGGCTTGTCTTGGGTTCTCTTTACCTTATTATTCGCCCTGCGAATTATCTCAGATTTGATTTGAGCGATCTCCATTCGCTCCGCTTTAGTCTTACCCGCGCCGAGTTCAGCGAGCCTGCGGATCATTTCTGGTTTCTGTGTATTGAAAAGTTCCTGTGGGATATTGACACCCTCTGCCGGTGGCTTGCCCTGTACTATACGAATCTCAATCTCTCTTGCCGCATCCTTGGCTTTGATGGGGTCGGATGTTCTGTTGGAAATAATGTCGAACAACTGATCGTTGTCCAGTTCTTTCGTGGTGTAGCCACCAGTGACTCCGTATTTTTCTTTGTTCTTCCTTAATACAGCGCCCTTCTTTTTCCCCGCTCGATTGGCTTTCTCTTTGTTAGCGGAACGATCTGTGCGTTCCCACTGAAGCCCGGTCACTTCATCACGACGTAAGCCTTGTCGGAATTGTGTGGGGATTAAGTCAATCCACCCTTTGTTTGAGGTTATACCAGCGGCTGACTGCCATCTTTGAGCGAAGACGTACCCTAATTCTCGAAGTACATTCTCTGTGTCCGGCATATTAAATATGGCTTCAATAGCGAGACGCTCATCATCCCCCATAAATGCGGTATCGTCAGCGTCCTGCTTTGCAAGCCATCTATCCGCTTCATCCATATCAACATCTAATTTCTCGCCGCTGGCTGGATTGATTGCGTTGCCTTCCTCGTCTAGCATTATCCTGTTAGCCGCGTCAGACAAGTCTTGGACGTGCCGCCCAAAGGATTCGTAATCGACAACCTCTCCCTCATCATCGACAATATCGCCAAGGTCATCAAAGTCGAGTTCAGACCGTTCCCTGTCAACTAGAATTCTGCCGTTATCTCCCCACTGACCTTCTTTCCAGTGCGCGGTTTCGTCGAAGGGAACGACGCGCCCATCTGATCCCCATTGGCTTACCGTCTTAACTGTTGAAAGTTCGCCATCGGTTATCTCGAAAATCTTTGTGGCTAACGAGATTAGGGATCGCCTCATCGGTCGGCCAAGTTGTTTTTCGTGGCTTGAGTCGAGCAGGTTGGAGGCAAGATTACGCGCGGAAATAGATAGCCGATCTATATCGGTAGAATTTTTCGCGTCCTCTAGTTCTCTTGAGATTGTGTCAAACCCACCCATTCGCGCGAGCAATTTGTTGGCGTGACCGACGGTTAATCGATTGAATTTATATTTTTGTAAATCCTTTGCGATTTGAGATCGAGCCGTATCAAGCATGCGGGACTTGAATTCATCAGGGAGAACTCGATCAAGAATTTCTCTGACAGCGGGGTCGATGTAATCTCTTGCTGCCGGGTCGGCTTTCATCGCATCGCCACGTATTAGCCCTGCGATCTCACCTAACTGTTTAACGGTTTGTTTCGTATTGAGCATCACAGTCTTCCACCATTTCTCATCAAGCGCGCCGGGCATGCGTCGAAGTAAGAAAGCGGTGGCGTTTTCTGCGAAATATTCATTTGGGCTGTTTGCAATATTGCCGGGAGAGAAGTCGCCCATTAGTCCACTGACATCAGCGTCTAACTGGTCGCCAGTTCTACCCCTTATTGCGTTTTCCCAGTAGTAAAGACGTTCGTTATCGGTTAAGACATTAGCGTATGCCCAGTGCATGATTTCGTGGGTAGTGATATGAAGGGCAGGCTTATAACCCCCCGTCAACCCCCTGTTAGTTATTGAAATATTAGCGGGAGGCGCCTTAGCAGTGAATCCGCCTTCATTCTCTGGGTTGTTATCTCTATATTTATCTCGATTAGATTCGATGCCAAGTAAGTCTGGTTTTTCTTTTAGTCTCGGATAATTATCAGTTGTTAAATCCGCAAACGAAGGAGCAATATCATTAGTGTCGCGCGTGAGATGTTCCATAATCTCAAGCACCGCGCTTGTAGTCTTTTGATCAGACCAGAAAAGATTTTTGATCTGGTCGTATGACTGCTGACGTGTGGCTTCTCCGTAAATAATCCCTCCGGGGAAAGCCTTATGTCTTATCCGGTAAAGATTCGACAAGGCGAGAATGTGTTGTTTGTAATCCCCCTTAACCCACTCCCTTCCTTTAAGTCTTGGAGCGACCGCTGGCCAACTAACCTCCAATCTAGTGAGCATTTCTTCAATAGTGCGGACATCAATATGGGCTGTTGGGGTAATGCTCTTATAGAAGCGAGCCAAGTAATTAAGTGACTGTACATCCATGTCGCCAAAATCAATTATCTCGTCTTGTACATCTCGAAAATTAACAGGCTTTAGAGGTGTGTCGGATTTAGTTGGAGAAACAAACCCGCCTACTTTATACCTATCAATAATGTGGGCGTCTTTGGGATCATCAGGAACAAAGTCCTCTATAGCCTTCTGGCTAGTGGCTCCCTTGTATTTAATGGGAACCGTGCCGGTGATCCACTCATTCATATCGCCCTTGGCGCCGATAATGGTTGCAGCACTAGCATTACTTTGCCCCTTACTTTCAACTCGGAAGTAAGAGGTCTGAAATCCACTGGGGTTAGATTTTCCTTGTACTGTGGGGGTACGCCTTAGTACCGCAGTTACCCTTGCATCAGGATCGAGTTCCTTTCCAACATCTGATGAGGTCTTTCTCTTTCCCTCCGCTCGGGCTTCGCGCTTTCTTTTAAAGGCTTCCCTTATCCTTTCAACACGAGAGTCAACCTGCTCGTCAGACATATCAGCGATGCGGCGTTCTATTCGTTCGTTTGATGCGACGCTATCCTCTGGCGACTCTTTGCGTGGCGATGTGGGTAGTTTGCTGAGTGTGGCTGGAGTGACCTTACCGCCACCTATATCTGAGATCGGCTGTTTACCCTCACCACGGGCAACCAACATCTCATCAAAGTTCTCGTCCGTCCAAGTCTTCTTAGTGATGGGGTCGTACCAAAGTTTGGCTTTCCTTTTTGACCACTTTGGAGCGGTGTATACCGTGCCATCCTTACGGCTATGCTGAATAATCTCACTGGTAATCTTCTCGCCTTTTACTGCGAGAAAGGGAACCGGATCGGATGAGCCAGTGATTTCGGCTTTGGCGCGGGCAGATGAAAAGCCTTCCGTCCCGTCGTTATTCCAATCTCGACGAACATTTGTTCGAGTAGGTCGTCGCGCTCGGCCGGGAGTGATGCCAATGCCGGTGGCGATGCGGCCAGATGAGGAGCCGGGGGTTCCTTTGGTGGCTACCCTTACCTGTGCCTGTTCGATCTCATCTTGGAGTATTCGATTTCTAATCTTCTCGAAGATGGGGTCTTGGAGTATGCCCTCACCTTTGTTCGCCTTTGCGCGACGAGAAAAATCACGCATCGCTATGATGTTAGGGACTAGATCATCAGGAACTTCCGAAAGAGGTAGTCGCGATACATCTTCAGGGATGTCAAATGTTTTGCGATAGAAGGCGCGAGTGGCTTCGATGATTCGGGTTAAGGACTCTCCCTTTGCGCCCTTAAACATGTTACGAAGTTTCTCTGACTGCTCGATGCGGGCCGCGATTGATTTGCGAACCGGGTTCTGCATTTTTCTAGGAAGTTTAGAAATCTCAGCATCAAAGTCAGGGGGTGCGGTTGTTGCAGAATCAAGTGTGTCGGTTTCCGATATTGGCTTGTACCTTTCATCCGAAGCCAGTTTTGCTTTTAATGATTCGCCAGCCGCCTGCCAGTCGCCATCAATTTCACGATCCAGCAAGTCATCAACAGCGTCATCAATGGCTTCGTGAAGCATTGGCCGATGTTTTGGAGTGGCTGCCCAATCATCATAGTAAGCATCAGTGAATCCCAAGGCTCGGAATGACGCATCAATTTCATCAATAAGGGTTCCTTCAAGCCCTTCAAGTGCTTCGCCTTCTTTGGATTTTTGCAACGTGGCCAGTCGATCTTCAATAGCCGCGCTTAATTCTTCCTTGCTAAGTTTGGGATCGATCCTCTCATCGGACGACTTATTTAGTTCGCGAGCGATCTTCTGTAGAGCGGCCTTACCGCCGCGAGTTACACGAAGGACGTTATAGTTTTCTACATTCCCTTCACCCCATTGGTGAATCGTGTTAGAGATGAACGGGTCTTTATCTAACGGCGCATCTTCTGGAATGGCGGGGCTTGAATCAACATCCGCGTCTGCGGGTGGAATATCAGAATCAACTGGGGCCGGATCGCCCGTGTTATCCGTCGTTGTAGGCTCCCCAATTTTGGTTTGCGCCTGTTGTTTGGAGGCTGCGGGCGATAAGGTGAGTAGCCGATCATCAATGGATTTGACGTTGTGCGCGTTAGAGTCTGCATTATTGACCGCGTCTACAAGAAGTTGCTCAAGTTCTTCTAGTTCTTCCGGTGGTAATTCCCCTGAGTTGCGTTTGGCTTCCAGCGCGCGATGAAGTCGTTTGACCTCTTGGAAGTATTCTCGCTTATTAATAAAATCTGCTGCGTCAGCGCCGTCCGCCTCTAGTGTTGTTGCGTTCTGTTGAGCGTTATGAACTTCAGCGTTGATACGGGATGGAACATCATCGTATTTAAGAGGGGCGTTTAGTTGATGGCTCGTATCGATTTTATTTGGATTAGGCTCGTGCTGTCCAAGATCGACGCGCTCATTAGCGGGCATGTTGGAGTGATCATTGGGGGTTATATCTCTCTTGGCGTAAGATTCAAACCATTTTGTGTTCCCCGTCTCAACGTCAACCATTGCGGCGATTTGCTCTGGCTTCCAGCCATTACGAGTTAGTCGTTCAATGGTTTTGTTTACTTGGTTTGTTGTTAATTTCGCACCAGCGGCTGCGAACAAGCCACCGAACACACCACCCGCCACTGCACCAAAGCCAGCGGCTTGGCCAACTCGTCCCATATCGACTGAATCTTGAATACCGAGTTCAACATCTGTGGCTTGGGTTCCGTACTCAAGCCCGGCTTCAATACCGCCAGAGAGAACACTCTCTCCCGCCGCTCCCTGTAAAGCGCGTTTACCTATTAGTCCAGTAGGTTTGCCAACCGCCTTTGATGCGGCATAGCCAGCGCGTGCGGCTTTAGCGCCCCAGCCAAGGGGGAGAAGGTTGGTTGGATCGGTGACTGCGGCAGTGCCCCATTCGTATAGGCCGGTTCCCCAACCCATACCGCCTTCCTCATAGAAGGATGGCATCTCGTGGTAGGCTTGGCGGAGTCGGTTGTTGGCGGAGCGGACATCCTCATCTTCAATACCAGTGGCGGTAAGGTAGCCTTGATCGCCATTGATGGCGGAGTATGTGTTACCTAATGACCAGACCATGTCGCTGTACCAGCGATCAATGGCTTCGTCGTCATTGTTAAAGTGAACGCCGCGCGCGTTGTAGACCTTGTAGATGTCACGCAGGAGCGCGGGATTATTTCGGAAGTTCGACACATCCCCAATTGGTGAGTTCGGATCAGGGAGGTCAGGTATAACCGTGTCAGACCACTCATCCGGGGTGTATGCACCGCCCGTGAGGGTTAGGTCTTTACTTGGATCGTATTGTTTTACCATGTTAGTCTAATCCGCCTACTGAAGTTTTTCCCAGCGGGATGTTGAAGGCGCCGAACTTCGGTTCAGACCACTCAGTAGTTAATTTAAGCCGTTGCGCAAACTTTCGCGGTTCCATGTTGTATTTTTTTGCATAGGCTAGAACCATTTGCTTACGCATATTAGGAGGCCAGTTGGCTACGCCGCCCCAAACTGGGCTAATCCCGTCTGACGTTTTTCTGATCTTCCCCTGCGAGTTAATAACTTCTTCAATCTCTCCCGCAATGCGCTCGAAGTCTTGATCAGATAGTGTCGATCCTTCTTGGGGTATGGGGGTAGTAGTCCCGCCTTGAGTATTTGAAGTAGTGGTTGGTCGTTCATCAACCGCTCTGATCTTTTCTTGAAATACCGCTAATGCCTGACGACCTTGTTCAATCGCGCTCTTATATCTATCGTATTCATCTTTTCGCAGCGCAGGCCCATACTTATCTAAGCGGGCGGAGTCCATTTCTAGTTTGGTGTATTGGTTATGCAGGTACTGATCTAGTTGCGCAATCCTTTTAACCCTATCCTCGTGGGTCATCTCAGCACCACTCTCCTCTAGTTGGTTAAGAATTGCATAACCATTAGAGAGACTACTTCCATCCGCTTGGACTTTCTCGTATTGAGAGATAAACCCATCCGGGTCATCCAGTAATCTCATTGCAGATCGATACATGTTCCATCTTGCGCTTTGTTTTGGGTCTAACGATGTGGTCGCAGGATGTTGTTTGAGAATATTTGCAACAGTGCTTGAAGCGGAGAGGAGATTAACGCCTTCTCCTGATAATTCGTCTTTGCGGGCTTTAACAATCTCTATAGCCGCATTTAGTTGGCCCTTTGTTTTAATTGAGCCGTTCTGAATAAGGATGTCGACGATGCTTAACCCGTTGTCGCCTTTGTTTTTTCCGTCTGATCCTATGTTGAAATGCCGACCAGCAATGAGGCCGAGCATGTTGTCAAGACCCTCTTTCTTAACGAAATTATCTGCACCCGGAGTGATAGTAGTTTCCGCCTCGACCGTGTTGGCGAGGGTTGCTCTTATCCCATCCCCAACATTCTTACGAAGTAATGTTTCTACATCATCTAAGGTGTAGTTTTTGTTTGCTGATTTATTTAAAGCGGTCAACCATTTATCTATAGTGCCAGCGTTGCCATCGTAGAGATCACGCAAGATGCGTGTGGGGTTTGATAACTCTTGCTGCATCGCGGTCGAGAGATACTCGCGATTTGCCTGTTCGCGAGTCGGTGCTTTCTGATCAAGAAACCCTTTTAGACGGGCTTTGAATTCATGACCCAAGGTGAGGTGCCCCAAGCCAAGAGCCTCTATCATTGCGGGCACGGTATCCACCTCTCCTGCTATCGCCCGCATATCTGCTCCGCGTGCATGAAGGATTTTCGATTCGGCCATATCTCTGGCTTTGGAAGGATCGAACCCTGCCATCCATTGCTCGACGATTTCGGGTTCGTTGGGGAATTGCCGTGATAAAACTTCTACCGCCTGTTGAGTCAACTCGTTGTCGTTTTTTGCTACCAAGGCTCGCTCGCCGATTTGATCGTACACCCCTGTCAAAGCCTTGGTTTGTTGTTCGTAGTTAGCGACAGCATCCGCCTTCACGCCGTCCATTATGAGTTGGGCCACTTCTTGGTCGGTGACTAACTGCACATCCTCATCAAAGCCAAACTTTACTCGTATGTCGTTCCGTAATTGTGCTAATGCTGGAGAATCTTTACCGGAGTAGGCTTGAGGCTTGGCTTCGACTTCTTGCCTTACGATGTTGGCCGCCTCCTGTTGCTTCTTTGCTCTATTCTGATCACGCTTTTGCTTGCGTGTCAGGTAGTTAAACTGCTTTGTAATTTCTGTGAAATCTAATTCAGGGTGTATCGCCGTCAATTTTTGAAGCGCCCTTTGCCCTGCCGCCTTGTGCGCCGCTTCATCTAACGGCTTCTGACCGAATGATATTGCGGCCAGTTCTTGGTCTAGTGCTTTTGTAAATAGATCATTTTTATTCTTGTTGAGGGTGATCGCATCAGTCTTTTGTTTGATTTCAAAATTTTTTCTATTCCGATCTTCTGTTACCAAATCCTGAAGATAATTTCTTCGGTAAACAGATTGTGCGTTACTAAAAGTTTTTTGTTGGTTCTCAAAAGTTGTTTGTGTGTTCCCTCTTTGCCTAAGCGTGTAAGCACGATCCTCTTCCTTCTGATTTAATATGTCCTGATTATTCTGATCCGCACGGTCTAATCCGCCCTTACCAAGAATTGCATCAGCGCCGCCGGGGTTAAGTTTTTTAGCAAAAGCATCGATGTCCGCTTTAGTGGCTTGGGGATTCTGGCGGATGAAATTGTTGAGCGTCGTTGCTGCGGCCGCTAACGCGGCTTGATCCTTCTTATCTTCGGCACGCCAATAATCTCCACGCTCCGCCATACCCTCGGCGAATGAACCCATGTATGCGCCTAATCCCATATTTAACTAACCCCAACTCCATGTATAAGGGTTTGAAGCGTCGTAAGCGCCACCGTATCCGGGGAAAGAGGAGGTTCCGCCCATGCTACCCCACGGAATATTTTTAGCGACGTCTTGAAGCCCCGCGCCTGCGGCTTGCATTCCTGTAGAGGGGTCGGCTGTTGGGCTTCGGAATGTCGAACCCATTGCGTTTAGATACCCGGTTGGGTTGTAGATGCTTCCAGCGGTGGTCTTAGTGTTTAAGCCAAGCCATTGGGCTATTGGAGATGTGCTTGGCATCATGTTGCTTGTAGCGGAGCCGATGCCTAAAGTTTGACCCAGACTACCTTGGCCCGGCATCTGATTCCAAATGGCTGATGGAAGGTTCTGGTACGCTGTGGTTGCCGTTGAGGTGCCGGGTAATCCCGTATAGATGGCAGAGCCTACGTCACGATTAAGGATGCCAGAGCCAAGTTGTGGGGCTTGGCCGTACATCCCGACCTGTGGCACTGTGGCTTGCTGGGCTTCTGACATAAGTAGGCCGCGCTTATTGAGTTCATGCGCAATGCGAGCGTCCTCGTTGGACTGGTAGTTCATGATCTCACCCATTGCGGACTGTCTGGCTTGGCCTGATAAGGAAGCCAAAGAGGTAGACATACGAGCGGCGATTTCTGCGCGACGGGAGTTATTATCTGCGCCGTCTGTTCCTACGCCTCGGCGAATGAGGTTGGCTTCACTTTGGGAAGTAGCGGCAGTGAGCGCAGATTTCCAACCGGGCATAACGTCGGCCATGTTGCGTTCGTAAAGTCGGTTAACATCGGCTTCGCCGTAGGTCTCGCGGGATGGGATATCACCAAGAGAAGTCCGAACCCTGTCGATTTCAGATGAGAAATCATCGATAGCGCCGAAGTAACGGTCTTGGTTTATTTTCTGTTCTGCGCGCTCCATCTCTGCTTTGCGTTGATCCGATGCTAATTGAGATATACGCCATGATCTCTCGTCTTGCGCTTCTAATCGATTGGACTCGTGCGTCTTTTGTTCGTATTGACGTTCATTCGTAAGTTTTAATTCAAGTGATCTTAGTTCACGTTCAGCAAATGCCCGCTCATTAGCGGCCATGTTTGAGTTCTTCATGATCTCGCGGATTTCATAGAGGCGATCCATCTGCGCCGCTTGATCCACCTTACCTTGACGCGCAATGTCGTAGTTGCGCTCTTGGAATAATTGGTCGAGGGTTTCTCTTACACGACCCTTCTCGTAATCCCGCGCGTTCATCATCATCATGTCGCGGAACCGCTGTTGGTCTTTATAGTAGCGAGAATCGTTTCGCTCTTGGGCGAGCAACTGCATGGTCAAGCCCTTGTTATCGCCCATCTGACCCATCAGATATTTGCGATACTCCTCCATTTTTGCATCGTACGCTTCCTGCGCCTTTGCCGCCTTAGATGCGCCAATTAGGCCAGCACCGGCCTGAATTACACCAGAGATAATTGCGCCCCACATACTAGAACCTCCTTACGACATCAGTGAAGACATTAAACCCTGTGTCGTCACCGTCTCGTTATCCCTACGCTTCGAGAGTAGGTTGGCATACTCTGCCGGGGTGAGAGCACGGCCACCGAGGCCATACATAAAGGAGTTACCTTGCTGCATCCGCGCGGCTTCTTCTTCTTCTTGCTTCTTCTTGGCGGCCTGCTCTGCGGCGAAGCGCGCTTCCTCATTGCGAATGGCTTCGGAAAGGGCTGTTAGTTCATCACTGGCTTGATCGGCACCATACTTCTGCACATCTGCGTAGAGCGTGTCGTAGTTGGCTTGCATGTCGTCAAGATCGCCAGTAGTGAAAAAGCCGCCTCGCGCATCATTCAGATAGTTTGCGGCTTGGGTTTCAAAATCATCTCGCTTGTCTTCGAGTTCACCAAGGCGGGAAGTAATATCTGAGTCGCCACCTTCATAGGCAGACATGATATCAGGCACTCGTCCGCCAGAATACATGCCGAGTTTTCCGGCATGACGATTCAGGCGTGTAGAGATGTCTCGCATCTTACGCTCTTCCCAAAGATCAAGATCGGAGAGTTCTGTTCCGTATGAGGATAGATCGGTTTCGTATTGGTCAAGTTCGCCAGAGCGTTTTGTTAGTAGATCGCTAAGGGTGTTGTCATACCCTTCAAACTTTGGCTTTAGGCCGGAGATATTTGTGAAGTCTAGTAGGGATTCATAATTATCGATTTCACCTATCCCCTCATCAACATAATCCCGCGCTTCGTTTATTCCACCAAGATCGTAAGTACCCATGCGCCTTAGCATGGAAGCCAATGTAGAGGACTGACCTTTGAGCATACTGTAGTCTGTCTTGATCCTGCCCTGTTCGTCTCGACGATCCTGTTGTAGATCAGCGAGGTCGAGGCCAATGTCACCTAAAGCGCCAGTGATTGGATCAAAGTTGTACTCGTCAAGAAGTTTTGAGCGAGTGCCGGTTACTTCTCGTCCCGCTGTACGAAGCAGTCTTTGTAAATCATCCATACCGGATTCATCGGCGATTGTGTATCCGCCAAGTTGACTGGCATAGTCGTCAGCATAGCCTTGGTATTTATCTTCAAGCCTATCCATGCGGGAAACTTCGTTCGATCTTGCTTGGCGTAGTCCGGCATTTCCATTCGCCCCGATAAGTTTATTTCTGGCTTTGTTTAACCCAGATTTTGACAAGTTGAAATTATAGAAACCCCTTAAGTCATTGAGGTCATTACCTAGAAAATTACTTAGTTTGCCTCTGAGCGCCGATTCTTCTCCAATAGATGTGGGGATTCCTTCCTTGTCAGCGATGGTCATCCCGGCGACGTTGCCCCACAGATCGTTTACGCCGGGACGTAATACATCATCACGGAAAGTGTTGTACCGATTCTCTTTAGATGTCCGTTTCGACTCAGCGCGGCCAAGGGATTCTATATTGGCATTAACCCTCTCTTGGTATGGTCTTAGGAAGGCTCCAATATCTTCGGCTTCACCAATTCTTGCGCCGCCCGTCCAATTAAGCGCGGGATTACCAGAAGAGTTACTGAAGATGTTCGAGTCGTATGTGTTGCCGCTTGTAGTTAGTAGATTGACGTTATAGTCACCTTTACTTGGGGCGCCTGAAGAATCCCATTCATACCCACCGCTATCCAGACTGCTAAGATTGGCTTCAGCGGTTCCTAACTTTTGTCCAATACTGGTCAGACTGTTATCCCTGTAAGAGAAGTCTCCCAAGTCTTGAATCTTGTTAATCGAACTGCCAAAGATTTTCCCGTAATTAGGTAGGGATGAATTATATCTCCCAACGTCTGAGTTCCACCTTTGACGAGCAGTGTTTATACGCTGGTTGTTCATCTGGTTTACTTGCGCTTGCGTATACGGGTCTTTCTTCTTTCCACCACATAATCCCATCTCAATTCACCTCTTTCTCTATTCTGTAAAGCATTCCCATTTCCTTGAACCCATGTCGGCGCATTAGATATGCGCCAAGTTTATTGTCGGTATCCTGTGCTTCTCTATCTGCCCATCCATAACTGTGGCAGAAATATATGTGCGAAGCCTTCTTGGACTTAGCCCACTTAACGTATTTTGAAATAAGCCGTGATCCATCGAGAGTGTTGCTGTAGTCGGGGTGGATAAATATGATCTGATCCATCGACTGCTTTTCCTTACTGTAATAGGGCGACTCGATATAAGCGAGAAGCCCTCCAATCACTTTGTCATCTCGTTCTGCAACTAAAATTAAAGCATCCTGATCTAGTGCGGCAGTTTGAATCTCGGTCATCAGGGTTGAGCGGTCAAACTTTAAGTCCTTGTACGCGCTTCGTTTGTGTACGAGCGCACCAAGGTCTACAAGCGCGGTTAGATAACCCGGCTTTTGTAGGTCGTTAAAAGTGACCTGCCTAACAGACATTACGTTACTGCGGCTATGGCTAGTGTGACTTCGAGATCAGTTGGGGTAGCGCCGCCTGTTACTTGAAAGCCAATGCTTAGGCTCGCAGTGCCAGCGTCTACGTCTATCGCTGATGTGAATGTAAGGTCACTCGTGGTTACTGAGGCGGCTCGGACGGAATCCTTTAGCACGCCACCCACCATGAGTTGTACGTTGCAAGTACCGCTCGCTGTTCGGATACTCATACCTGTTACTTGGATATGATCTTTGTACATGCGCTTTATTACATAGTCCGCGTTCGCGGTTGCGCCCGTGATTTTGTAGTAGAGGCTTTCCGTGATGAGGGTAGTGGGTAACTGCGTGTTAGGTAGTCGACCACTGGAGTCGAGGGAAGCCACGCCGTTTGATGCGCCCATGTAGGTTTTGGGAACTACGGCAGTAAGGTCTACATCGGCCCATAGGGTTGCGGTGCCGGAACCGTTGACCTGTAGGAATTGACTTGCGTTCGTTGAAGTGAAGGTCGGGATCGACTGCTCGGCAGCGGTCGAAAGCCATTGGGTGCCGTTGTAGAACTTGAGTTCGTTTGGCGTGACTGAGGTGTCAAGCCAAAGAGCGCCAGTTGCGGGAGAGGTTGGGGAGGTGCCCGCAATTGTGAGGACAGGGGTTGTCGCCAATACGGAAACAAGGCCGTACACTTTGGCTTGGGGAATCTCGCCCGATGCTATTGAGAGTTTCGTGTAATCAATCAGGCCGGTGCCGGTATCAGTGTATCTGGATTCCAACATAAGGCCGGTGATCACGGTGTCGCCTACGTTTTCTACGGTAAGGATCGAAACAGTATCTGCGGCTGGGATGGTTGATGTAAAGGTGACTGTGTTAGATGTCGGGCTGGTAGTGTAGTCGTACGAACCACCGTCACGCTGAAGCAAGCCATTTCGATAGACCTGAAGGCTGGTATCTGCGTCATGGACAAAGGGAAAAACCGCTTGCCCTCCAGCCGGAACTACGGTGTCAGTGCGTGTATAGCCAGTGATGTCGTCAGCGCGGATTTTGTAGATCGAGACTGTGTCGCCTACTGTGAGGCCAGAGTTGAAAGTTACTGCTCCCGTACTCAATGAGCCGGTAGTGTTACTTTTAGTGTAGTCGTAAGTCGCACCTTCGCGTTGAAGAAGACCATTGTTATAGACTAGGAGTTCGTCTGTCGAAAGTTGGTAGTAATCAAATACCGTTTGGCTCGCGGTTGCTATAGAATCAGCGCGCGAATATATGATTGGCGCACCAATGGTGCCAAGGTCTGCTCCGGGCGTGCCACGGATAGAGTCGATAGTCGCGAGTGTTATCCATCCGGTTTCGGCAGAGGTATATGTCCCTACTCGATACTGTAGGCCGGATGTGACATCAAGACGTAATTCAATAGGGCCGTCAAATACCCCATCGGCGTCGAATAAAATGGCGAGCAGTTCGCCGACCGTCTTATTGCCGAGTTCGGCGACGTTTATGTAGCGAACAAAGTTCTCGAATTCAGTGCTGATATTGCCTGAAGTCAGGTAGTTGTTCGGATACTGTTGGCGAAGGCGGGCCATAGAGTTACCTCATTTTTACGATGAAGCCAACGATTCGCACCAACCCCTTCGATTTGGCTGTAATGCGAAGTCGTAAGCCTCGGAATCTGGCGTTAAACTGTCGATGATATTGCTTGGATAATGGCACGCCAATGTATCTGTTGTCGTCCGTGTCACCACTGATCTCCATTACCCAAGATGCGAGTTGCTTGTTCTCTTCATTCATGGCCTCGACTTTTATCTCTCCGGGGCCGGATGCGATCAGAGTCAGGCTTTGTGATTCTTTCGTCCCCTCCAAATCCTTTAGCCATAGGATTGGGGTCGTAGCAGTCATCTCCGGGGCCACGGACTCGGCTTTTATCTCCTCTGGTTTGTCCACGTTGAACGCACCACCTCCTGTCCCAACAACGAGTTGCCCCCCGTAAAAGGCTCCGCATTTGGCGTTTAGGTAGGTTCCAGTGCTCCACTTGATTCGTCCCTCCTCTGATTGGGTGTTGAGGTTCAAGGTCAGGCGCTGAGTTGTCATGCCGCCGGAAATGGGGAAATAGATGTGGTACTGCTTATTATCTCGGTCAAAGACCGCGCTGACTGTTTCAGGATCGTTTACTTGGGCGAGAAAGGATCGGTACAGGATTTCAATCTTGTCACTCAAGGACTGACTCATGAGTAGGATGCCGTTATCTTCTGAGCGATGGACGGAATGGACACCGGAGCGAGAGCAATACAGGAGGTCTGATCCTGCGGACTGGATCGTGTTGTGGGAGATACAGCCAATGTTGATGGAAGCCCGGTTGTCGAGAAGCCATTTGGCTATGTCGGGATCAATGTCGTATATAAAGGTACGGTCTTCAGTGAAGATCGCCAGTTTTGTTTGCTCGAACGGAGCGATGCCTGTGATACGGCCAGCGGAACCGACGATGTTTGCGATGCTGATAGTGCCAGCGCGTAGGGCATCGGTTGAATCAATGGCTTCATCATCAGGCCAGACTTCGTGATTGTCTACGCGGGACATATAAACCTGTTGCTCTTTACCGGCCACACCAGCGGCTACCATGCGCCGTTGTACTGCGCTAAAGTAGGTGGGGCGCATGATCTCATTCATGGCGAACGATTGATTTCGTCTCCATACGATGCCGTCATAGTAAAAGGATCGTTGGAGGCGTGAGGTGAAATGCACCATCCGATTAAAACTCGTGGAGGTTACTACCGAGTTCGAGGAATAGGCTTCCTGATCCAAGCCATTATCGTTATTTAAAAAGATGGCGCCCGCGCGTTGCTCCGCCCAGACTAATTGATCCTTATCGAGAAACTGCATGTGGGTGATAGGGTAGTTGCCGATCCGATGATGGGCTGGACTTTCACGAATAATCTGACCTTGGAAATCGCAATATGCGTTTTCCAATTTGGACATGTGCAGGGTCTTAGGGGTATCAAGAGATGTTTCATCTCTTGAAGTATCCAAGCCAGAGAAGGTTGAATAAGATACCTGTCGGGTAGGGATACCAGTTGGTGAACTGGTCTTGCTTGCCATATTAGGTTACGGCTTTTTCTTGGCCAGTGATGATTGACTGATTGATGGGGCTATCCATAGGACGAATCTGGAGGGCGGGGGAGCGGTTGCCTCCGCCATCTGCGGTGTTAGTGGTGTTCAGACGATTCCAAAGTTCCTGATTCAGCGTCTTGTAGTACATCATCGTAAACATCTGGGCTTTTTCAGAAGACTGTTGAATCGAATACTGGGTCAATAGGCCAGCGACCATAATATTGTCAGGCACGGGCAGGGACTCAGACACGGAAGTGTAGTAATTCAACTGGGTATCATCCCAGTATGGATGGTTACGGACTTCATCGATGACGAGATTGGCAAACTCAATCATCATCGTCATGAGATTACCGTCTGAAGTGTCGGGGGCAAAGTCTCCAAATCGTCTCAGGGCTGAAAAGATTAGGGATTCCAGTTGTGCGTTGCCGTCTTTTATGTGCGGCGTTGAGACGCGGGTATCAGTCATGATGACGAATAATGCGTCCGACTTTGAAATGGTGATGGGCTTCAAAGCGATTCTTTTCAGACGCTATAATTTTCCACATAAGACGGCCATCATTCATTAGGGCAGGTCGCCATCCGCCACCGGGGTATAGGACTTTAAACATTGGCTCCCGTTCTTTTGTTACGTAAGAGAACTCAATCTCAACCGAGGGTTCTGGCTCGGCATCTTTTGATGCGGCTTTTAGATCAGCCTCATTATTGAGAGCGTCTTCGGCTTTCTCTGCTGGGGATTTATCTTTGCTTGTCATTTTGTACTCCAAAAAAAAGGGGGCTTTTCAGCCCCCTTTTTACCCGGTTAAGGGCGAACTGTCGTCCCAAATTAGGCGAGGGCAGTCCAGTTTTTGACGTAGGCGTGAACCTTATCCTGCATTAGTTCCAGACCACATTCGGTCAGGTACTCATGCTTCACCGCATCCTCGTCATTCGCCTGACGATCCCTGAGTAACTGGGTGTCGCGATCTTTGAGGTAACGATAACGGGTGAATGGCATATCGACGATAAGCATCGAATTCTCCATTCCCGAAATCATACGGAACTGCGGGTGGACGTGGACAAGCAGGTCGCCAGCGAAGGTGTTATAACGTGTCATGGACACACCATAAGAACCTTCAACGACGGTGGGCTGCCAGCGATCCTTACCCATCTTCTGGAGATTGCTCGCAACACGGGCGCCGATAAAGGCTACCTTCTGTTTTGAGCCAAAAGCAAAGATGGTCTCGATCAGTTCACGGTCGAAGTTGTCTTCGCTGATAACACCAGACGTATACGAACCAGAGTTTCCGTCGATGACGGTCGTGATCGAGTTGAGGAGGCCACCAGTGTAACGGGTGGGCTGGGCGGTTGAACCACTGGCTTCGTGCTTCTTGCCCCAGATCATTGCACGTTCGATGTCCATCATGTGCATCCGTAGACCTTTTGTGATTACCTCGTCTTCCTTGTTTCCAGTGCGGAGATAGGTCGACTTTAAGGTGTTCGTCACTTTGAAGGCAGTTCGGAATATCTGAGTGTAGTTGGATGATACGACAGCATCGAACGACACGGCAGTCGGGCTGGTTGAGCCTTCCTGTGCCGCGAAGCCAACGATGGCGAGGTCATCATTATCGGTGATAGAGAGCGATGTGCCGCCGATGTTCCGTTCCACAGTAATTGCTGTGTTTGTGGATGAATCAGCAGAAATACGCATCACTTCGCCAGTATCGACGTTAACGATCAAAGCGCCTGCTACACAGAACTTAGCGTTCGAGTCGGAATCGACGGTTAGAGCAGTAGCGGTGGTGTTATAACCAGCAGCGAGATTGATCTTGAGGGTACGATCAGGTAATTCGTCACGAAAATTTTTGAATTCTGGATCGTCAGTGCTTTCACTATTGGCCATTGCGAGCAGGGCGTTGAACGGGGCCGAGCCATTCGGCTCCAAGAGCGTGAAAAGTTCACGATAGTTCTTGGGCCGAAAATCGACACCGAATTCGCCACTCCCGCGCAGACCTTGAATTGGAGTTGACATAACTCTAGGTCTCCTTTAAGTAGGATTGGTTAAACGGTTTTGTTTGGCTCGCTATGCGGAATATCCATCGCACCTGCGAAAAAAAAGAAGAGCCGTGGCGCTTCGATGACTGTATTGTGAACGACTGTTTGTTTTGTGTCGTCCCTTATACCGGCCTGTTACGTGACGACATTATCTGTTGCGCAATTCGATCAAGATCGGTTGCTCCTTCAGGTTCCGCTGAACGCTGCGCGGCAGATTCTGTTCCGGGTGAGGAGCCAATGGAGCCGGAGAAGGCTTGTCGGCGTTCTCGCTGTGCTCGCAGTTGGACTAATTCACCTTCGGAACCTAAGTTCTTGAAGTCACGCACTACGTTTACGAGTAACTGGCCGTCAAGGAAATCTTCCATTGTGTAGCCGCGATCCTCTGCGAAGTTGACGAAGTCTTGAGCCTGCTCATCTGACATACTGAAATGCTGTTGAACTCGGTCAAGGTTATTAGAGAGTTGGCGCTGCATGTTTACAGAGTTCTGCTCTTGTGAACGCTCATTGGCTTGGGCGGCGGCTTTAACCGCGCCGTCACTGTGAGCAAGGACAGCCCTTAGCATATTCTGGGTTTCCGCATTCATCGCGGCGAGAGACGCCATTGTGCCGTTTATGTCTTTGTAGCCCGGCGGAAGCGAAGCGGAGTTCTCCTCTTCCCACTGACGGAAGACATCTTGTTGGTCTATGGCTTCGGGCTGGGTATTTTCAGGGGTGGCACCTACTGCTGCTGCGCTGGCTTGTGCTACGTTCGGGGATTCGGAAATCTCCAAAATGGCTTTGGCCAGTTGGTCTGGCGTGGTTTGGTATTTGGCTTCGAGTTGCCGGATGACTTCCATTACTGGCTTGTACTGGGCGTTTTGATAATTGAGCGCCTTGTATCTGTCCATTGTGGAAGCGATCTGCTTCTCGGTTAGGTTGCGTTCACCAATTTTGAACGTCATCGCTGGAGCATCCATTGCGTCGGTTTCATCTGCCGGGCTTGCGGAAGCAATAGCGATTTCTGCCTCTGTTGGTGTGTCCTTGTCCTGTGCTTCGGCGCTTGGTGCGGCAGTTACCGGCGGGGTTGCGGGTGCTTGCGGCTCTATGCCCATTGCTTTGGATGCGAGCGCATCTACGAGTTCATCTTGTGCCATTATTTGGTCTCCATATCGGCCTTGGCGGAATTAAGAGCAACCTCCCCTTCGAGTTGTGCGTACAACTTGTTGGGTAGGTCAATCAATGTACGTGAAGCCCACATGGCCCCACGCCTGAAGTCGACTTCCTTCTCGCTCATGGATGGATTATCAGCCAACTGATATGCGGCATGGAGGACTTCTTTCTCCATGATGGCTTTCACGTAGGCCCATCCTTTCCCGTTACGGAGGGAGTCAAGTGCTTTTATAGCCTGTTCAGGTTTCATAGTCGTCCTTTTAATACGGCGTAAGAGAGCATGAGAACTTGCTCATCTGTGTGCTCCCCTTTCGCCATGTTATAACCCCATACAACCAAGCGCGAATTGGCCTTGGTGTACCCCTTTTTCGGATCGATTCGGTCTATTGATGGTGCGAAGAAATTAGATCGTCGATCCCCATTTCCAGAAAACTCGAAACAAAGCCCTGTCGCTTCACACCGACCAGTGTTGATTTTTTCAGCAAGCCACCTTTTATCCAGTTCAAAATTCTCAAATCTCTTCCCGCGCTTTTTCGCGCCAGAGAGTAGGTGATTGGCAAAATGCCGTATGCTTCGCGTTTTGCGGTCGTGGTACAGGCTCCTGTGATAAGCGTTGTAGCATGGTCGACAGATATGCCCCCTTGACCCACCACGATTCTTGACCGTCAATGGGGTTGAGCACTTACGGCATAGAGCCACCATCACCGTGGTCTCCGGTTGGGGGGAGTGCGGAGGGAGGGTCGGAGACCACGGGATGGGGCATAGGATCGGCGTTGAGCACCTTTATATCGCGCACCATTGCGCGTGGGATGTACCAGAAATTGCCAAAATAGTCGCCAGATTTCTCCGGGCAGTAGGTCATCGCAAGGACAACCCACTTCTGGCTCTTTTCGACAAGCAATCCATAGGTGTAGGTTGGTTCTTCTGATGGGTCAGGCACTCCCCAGCCGGATTCTGTATAGGCGTCAAGCCAACTTATCTGTACAAGGGGATAAGGATTCTTCCCAATATTCTTCCGGGTACTCATGTAAGAATGTTGATACCCATCCGGGTAATTCCCCTATTGTTAGATATGCAGTGTAAGCAGATTCAATCTCCTCTTCACTAGACTCACCGAAGTTGTCGACATACGCGCGCTCGAATACTTGCCATTCAGTGCAGTCGAACAAGTTGGAGATTTCAGAGATCGTCCTCATGATTCACCATGAGGGTATTAGGGCATGGGAAAATCCTTTAGTCGTCCCCTTTTATGCGGCTTTTTTCTTACGCTCCAAGCCATTGGGGATAAGGTATCCCATAATTAGTGGGATAATTATCACTCCGGCCAATAGCCATCCACCTGTTTCAATGACTTGCCCCATTAGTGGCCAGAAGCCGGTCACTGGTGCGTCGCATTGGCCAATTGCTTCGGCTGTCAGGAAACTGGTCGATGCTGCTCCAACTCCAGCCCCAACCGCCGCTCCTGCGGGGCCGCCGATTAAGCCGCCGACCCCGGCTGATACAGCGGCAACGCCGCCGGTTTTTAGCGCGGCGCATCCACTAAGGATGGGGAGGGCACAGATTATTGCTTTTTGCATTTGCACAAACGTAAATCGTGGTGCAATTTTTTAACGTACAGGCTTACAAAGTTAGTCATGAAGAAGGGTAAGCAAGCATGGATAAAGGAGATGAAGGAAGCCCAAGCCAATCCAAAAGAGAGTTTGGCTGCGGTAAGCCAATGTTGGGAATATGGCTTCCAGCCTTTTTCAATGTGATATGGGTCAAATATTTTCATAGCAGTAAGATGATGATTATGGCGAGTTCGATAACGAGGATGGTGTGGTAGGCAGACCAGATGATGTCGTAATGACGTTTTAGTTTCTTCACTGTTCCTACGGCTTACTCATCAGACGTTCTTCCATCTTGTCAATCCTTGAAAGCACCCGGTCTATCGCACCGTTCAATTCTGTCCTACTAACTGATTCGGTGGCTACTTGCGTAATTCGATCATGCAAGACTTTATCTTCCTTCATCAGGTTGTCGAACAAATAAAATATACGTTTCAAAACAAAGCCAGTTATCAAAAGCATCATGCCCAGCAACGCATCAATCAAAATTGTCACCTCCATCATGTTTCAACCGGGAACGTTGGGTTTGGATTTAACGAGAAGGACATACCGGGATTGTCCTCGGACGATCCGCTCCACAGTATGCAAGCCTCCTCCATATCTTTATACGCCTTAGAAACGACAAAGGTTGAGGTGGTGCGTTCTTTATTGACAAATACAACGATAGTGGTTGTGTCGCTCATGTGACTCATCATCACCGGCACTTCTTGCCAGTGTTCAGCAAGCACCTCAACGACTTTAGCAAACGAATCAAAACAATTTAGGAGTAACCGCACGGGTTGCTGATACATCCCTTCGGGCGGCTCGTTTGGATCAGCCGCCATCACTGGCGCGGCGATCAGGGCTAGGGCAAGTGCTAGTGCTTTCATTTCAAATTCCGATAAGACACATAATCAGCGGTGTCTGGTTTAAAAGAATTGCGATTGGGCATGGGAGGCACACTAGATAGTGGGCCAAGCAACACTGGCTACATCGTCTGCCGTTCTCAACCCTGCTGGTAGATCACGCAATGCTTTGCGGTAGTCGCGCATACCCTCAGTCAAGGTTACGTCTTGCAGAGCGTGTAAGTCCGTAGCCGCGAGTCTGCGGTTTCTATCTTCGCGCAAACTTGCAATGGCGCGGTCAAAAGCACCCGCAGTCCATACTGCCTCCTCGGCATCTCGCGCCGCTTCTTCTTCTGGTGTGAAATCTACTCTCACACCGTTTACCATTTTGTGTCTTGCCATTTGAATTGCTCCTAAAATTAAGAAATACCGTACATCTGAATTACGCCGTCAAGGTTTCCACTGGTCATTGAAAATTGTATTGCATCCACAGCAGCGGTTACATTTACATACCCAGAAACCCAGTTTGATTCTACTGCCTCATCGTGAATGCCTGTTCTAGCCCCAGTCATCGTTGAATAAAAGTGCTTCACGTAAGTTGTATTAGCGGGAGCGAACAAATGGAAAATACCAACACAGCATTGGTCAGCATCATTACCCTGATCGGTGCTTAACCTAGCCGCGGCTGTTGTTAAACCACCAGCGGTATCATTACCGGTAGAATATGCGTGTGGCTCCACTGTGTCGTTCTCTTTATGCACCGCGAGAAAATGGGTGGTTATTTTTGAAGCATTGTAATTACTACCACCATCCGTACTAAAGTTCACTAGGAAATGAACATTGTCAGTAGCCGGATTTATATCCACAAAATAAAACACATACTCGTCATACGTTGAATCAATGCCACTGGTAAACGAAACACTGGCTGCACCGGATGGTGTGGCTGATGAGATTAAAGTTAGTTTGCTCATCCCGCCACCAAACCGTATTGCTTTATTGTTCCGTCAAAGTTACTGCTAGACATTTTGAAGTCTATTTCTGTGATGGCGGCGGTTACGTTTATGTATCCTGCTGTGTAATAGTCCTGTGATTGAGGATTAGCGCCACCCAAAGTACAGTTTGTCCGTGCGTAAAAGTGCTTAACATAGGTTGTGCTTGCTGGATTGAAAAGGTGTAGTTCACCCGCCACACATTCGTCTGCGGCGTTACCTATGTGGTACGATAGAACTTGATAACCCGTACCCTGCGCTTGATCTTTATAAATATCGTATTCTAATACTGCGGCAGTATTATCTTCTCGATGAGTTGCTCGAAAAGTGGTAGTGGTCATAGTTTCATTGAAACCTGTTTGACCTGACGCATTGACTTGGAATGTAAAATCCACTGTATCAGTAGCCGGATTCACATCAATAAATACGAACTTAAATATCTTGTAGCCTGTGAGGGCAGTGAACTCGACACTGCTTGCGCCTGATGCTGTGGAGGTGTTGATTAGTTTCCAATCGCTCATAGGACACCCCACATCTTTATGGTTCCGTCAAAGTTCCCGCTACTCATCTTGAATTGAATGTCATCTATTGCATAACTTGCATCATTAATATATCCAGCCGCATACTGGTCTTGGGAATAGTTCGCTCCATGGAACACTTGCGATCTTGAATAAAAATGCTTTACATATGTGGTGCTAGCTGGACTAAACAAGTGCAGAATCCCAGCAGCACTTTCATCTGCACCGCCTCCCACTTGATAAGCAACTGTTTGAAAACCAGCAGCCTGCGCTTGATCGTAAGTGGCATGATACGTAAGGGCGGTATCTTGTGCGTCGATACCATGATATGCAACAAAGTAAGTAGAGGTAATAAGGCTTACGTCATAATCACCACCGGCATCATTTGTAGAATTTACTTGGAAAGTAAACTGTGTTCGATCCGTAGCAGGATTTATATTGTAAAACCCAAACACAATCTCTTTATAAGTTGTCGGTATTGTGAATGCTAACGATGCAGACGCGGATGCAACGCCAGTAGCCAACAGAATAGATGTGTCTGTTACAACTCCAGATGATCCAAACAGGGCTACTTTGTTAGCGCCTAATGGCATTAGCCCATATCCAAGCCAGCGGCAAATCCATACCAGATAGTTCCAGCGTCAATAGTCGTGAAGGTGATGACATCAATCCCAGCAGTCGTTAGGGTGGGTGCAGTGCCTCCAGCCCAATCTACTGCTCCGGGCCAGTTCACTGTCTGACTGCCACCGTTGGTTAGGATCAAAGTGAACGATCCACACTTACCAGTTGCGGGTGGGTTGCTGAACGTAAAGGTATTGGCTGATGTGTCTACGGTAGCCGTGACTACATTGCCCAGCGTCAGGTCGATGTCCTGTGTGCCGCCACCAGTTGCACCGATAGCGTTGACAGATTCCGCGTAGTCCTTTATCTCTGGGCGGGTGACTAACTGATCGGCAAATATTGTCTCGCCCGACATAGTACCGCCAGCAAGAGGAAGCCTAGCGGTAATCTGCGTCTGGGCATTTGAGGCGAGCGTATTGATATATTGGAATTCTGTGCTTGTTACGGTTCCGTCAGCGATCTTAGTAGCGTCTATAGCCGCGCTTGCGTTTACATCTGCGTTGACGATTGCTCCATCCACTATCTTTGCTGATGTAATCGTGTCGTCAGACGGGACTCCAACATCTTGGGTCAAGCCCATGTGAACCACTTGGACATTATTCGTGCCTGACGGGACTGTGCCAGTGAAGGTTAACGAAGTACCGGCCAGTGTGTAGGCTGAAGTGTCTTGTCTTACGCCGTCGATAAAGACGAGTAGTGCCGCCGCGTTGGGTGGGGAGTAGTCGAGGGTCACGGTCATGGCAGTGCCATCGCCATTGAAGAACTTAGATGGGTACTGCGTGAACTGGGGTTCGTTGCCGAGGTAACTCATATTGTAATCCTAGTAAAGCAGTGCTGCGCCATACACTCTCGTTTCTTTAGAGCCGCTGGCTTGGTTAGCGAAAGAGATTTTGAACTTAGGTGTAGTACCAGTGTTGCTTATTGTTATATCGTTAGATTCAGCGATTAAGATTCCAGCCGAGAATGTTCCACCAGCAGTTAATGGAGCGGATACATAATTTGAACCACCATCCGCAGATACTTGAGCCACAAGATCAGTATCTAAGGTAGCCGTTCCTGATTCATTTTTATAAAGAACAACGATACCCATCTTGGATACTGTTGCGTTTGCGGTTTCAGTTGTGGAGGTGTAATTCCCTGTAGCGTTAGAGGTTATATCCCCCGGCCCATTTTCTTGACTAGCAGTAATAGCAGTACCATCTGTTTCGTCTATAGACTGTAAAAGAAAACAAGTATTGGAGTCGCTAGTGAATCTTGAAGAAGGAACTGTTATAGTTGATCCTAATGCGTATCGATTTGTATTACTTAATCTGTAGTCATCGCAATGTTGCTGCTCAACACCAGACTCCGCTCCAATCATAAACCACGGCATAGCGGAGAACGCTGCTGATGTTCCCAAATCTGTGCTAGTTGTTCTTGTACCATCGTAAAAACATTCAAGAGTATTCCCCACCCTATTTACTGCAAAATGCTTCCAAGCACTACCACTTATAGTACCTAGATTATCGCCTGTCCAACCAGTTACATCAGGTACAGAGTTTGCTTGGTTATACCTAGCATTATAAAAAGTTGTGTAACCACCAGTGTATTTCCTAAACCCCATTACTGCTGATGGTGTAGTCGTGACAGGATCAGTATCACTCCATCTAAATAACCAATAATAATCTGTTGATGGATTAACGTAAGTCCAACCCTCTATAGTAAAGTTTGTTAGTCCAGATGCAAATGCTTGCGCGCTGTTTAACATGACATACCTAGCACTTGTTCCCGTTGTCCAGTTTATCCTTATACTAGATGATCCCCATTTAGCAAAAGCAGTGCTATTGGTCGCATAAGTGGTAGAGAACGCCAATGGATCGGTAGTAATACTGGACACATACTCACCAGATGTATTCCTAGACACATTAGTCGTTGCGTCTATTCCTGTAGAATCTTCATACTGATCTATAAAAGCATTAGACAAATTGTGCGCTGTTTGATTGTTCTGGACAGCAGAATTAAGCGCTAGAATTGCTATATCGTTCTGCAATGGAGTTAAATCCGTTGCTGGGGCATTGCCTAACTGAGCCAAGGGAACAGAACCTGTAGATAGGTTAGAGGCATCAGACGGGTCTGGATTAACCATCCCGCTTGTTACTTTAGTTATTGCCATTATGACCACCCAAGGCTGACAGCCTGTATTCGTGTTTCTTTAGCCGCGCTTTGGTTATGCGTTGTAATCTTATAGCGCATGGCTGTACCTGATGGTTGACCAGAGATGTCGAGGTCGTGAGCGGTGAGGATTGTGTGACCACCTGTATCGCCGTCATCTGTTAGCGTGAACTGGGTGTAGGTTACACCGTTGTCACGGCTGGCCCAGCCCTTAATGTCTACGTTAATTTCTGCTGTACCCGCACCGTTGGTGTAGGTCATTACGAGATCGCCTTTAGTTGGGACTGCCTCTGCGGTTGTTGCGTTGGATACTAGAGTTAAGTCGCCGGGAACAGAGTACGAATCAAACTTTATAAGTACAGTTCCAGAACCGCCAGCGCCTGTGGAACTTCCGTTGTAATAACCTGTGCCACCGCCTGCGCCGCCTGTATTTGCGGTTCCAGTACCGGGTTGTCCGCTAGTCGTTCCAGCAGTGCCACCGCCTTGCCCTCCTGAACCGTTCGAGCCGCCACTTGTACCTGCACCGCCACCGCCACCGGAAAACCAGCCAGAATCACCTACGCTTGTACCGAATACAGAGGAATAATCCTTACCAGCGCCACCGTTACCCCCATTATTTCCGCCAGATTGACCATTCGATCCAGCCGCTCCCGCACCACCACCACCGGCTGTTCCATCCGGGCCACTATTACCGGGGGTAGTAGCATTACCACCATTATTACCAAAACCAGTAGCCCCTCCAGAATCACCCTGATTGCCAGTACCGCCCGTCCTACTTCCGTAATCAGGAGATACACCAGCACCACCACCAGAACCACCACTCAGACCATTATCTTGAAGTCCACCACCACCACCGCCACCAACCGCAGTGCTTGTGTCGAAAACAGAGTTTGAGCCATTATTGCCGGGTGGGTTGCCGCCGGATGATACACTTGCACCACCACCTCCAACAGTAACGGTATAAGCAGTTCCTCCAGTTACGCTTCTATTAGTTTGGTAGAGTAGGCCACCAGCACCACCTCCACCACCATAACTTCCCCCCGACCCTCCACCAGCCACAACTAGCAGGTGTGTTAATGTTGTAAGCCCCGCTGGTGCAGTCCATGTTGTAGATTCAACAGTTGTAAAAGCGGTCGTGCCTCCAGCAACAGAAGTTCCACCCCAGTAATAGTTAGCGGCATCTCTTATTTCGTCACTAGATGCAGACGCATCAATACCAGTGGCATCTTGGAAATCATCAATCGTCTGATCTACCAAGTCGTACTTAGATAGCGACCCATTGGCTGCTACCTTGAATCCAAGGATGGCGATGTCTGTTTGTAATCCAGCATCGTCAAATGGTGTGACAGCATCACTCGCTAGATCAGCAGCCTTGACCTGACCAGCCGTGATATCTTCTGAGCGTATGGTTGTTCTAGTCATCGTGGGTATTTATCCTTTACCGCTTTAAGTTGCGCCGCCATGTCAGCGGGGAATACGCCAGCGTGGAATAGAGCGTCTAACTGATCGCCTATGGGTGGGTATTCAGGATCGCGTTTGCGTTGGTATTCAGTGGAGTCGTATTCGGCTTGCCATTCTGTGTGGGCAGTTTCAATTTCTGCTACTGATGGTTGTGGTGATGCGCTGTTCCATTGTGCAATGAATATATCGCCTCCATCATTCTGTAATGAGAAGTCTACTTCTGGCGTAAAGCCAAGTTGAATCAATCCGTTTACTGTGATCATTATTAGACCCCCACCAGTTTGAAGCCGGACAAATATGTGTACGCAGTAAGTAGGTCGTGAGGATCAGCATTACTCTGTTTGGCATATAACTCGATGTAATCCGTTGCCGATAAATTTGCAGAGAAAGAGGAATTGAAGTACAGCGTCTTATTTGTTGTCGGACTGTATTGCAATTGAAAAGTTCCAAACTGCGATCCATTTTTATATAAACCAAGTTGAAAATATTGGTCTGTGTCAATCATCTGAATCCCAGAACCAAAGTGAAAAATATACTTTCCTCCCTCGCCACTCGGCACGGTGAATCGGTAATTTGTGCTTGAATCGAATGCTGAGTCAGAATCCCATTCTTCCGCATCCAATTGAACCTTTGTCCACACTCCTGACGCGAGACTTTGAGTCGCGGATTTCGAGGCGTGAAAACTCGGTGTGTTGTCGCCACCAGCCTCTGCCCAACTAGAGTCGCCTCTTAGGAACGTACTAGAAGATGCAGTTCCACTTCCCATTCGCGCAGTACCTAAAGTGCCGCTTGCGATGTTAGATGCGTTGGTCGTATCCGTAGTGGCTGATGCAGCAAGGCCAGCGATCTTAGATGTCGCTATAGCCGCTGATGCGTTGACATCTGCGTTTACTATGTCGAGGGATGCGAGTTTGGTTTTGGCTATTGCGGCGGAACTTGAAACCATGTCGTTGGTTACAGAGCCTTGCGCCGGAGTTATCGTCGTGCCGATATCGTTGATGCCTATGACTTCTAACTTATCGGTTGCAATCAGAGCGGAGGTTAGCGTCAGGGTTACACCTGAAACTGAGTAAGCATCTTCGTGCTGTTTGACACCGTTGATGGTGACGATCAGGGATTGTTCGTTGGGGGCTGTCCAAGTTAATGCGTGGGTCGCACTGGTTGAACTGGTTACATAAAAGCGTCTGATGTCAGAGGCTTTAGATTGTATGTTGCCTTTGTAGGCCATTAGGACTGCTCCAATACGCTCAGTGCTACGTCAATGGATGAGGCGGTGTTGGACTCGACTTTAAAGATGTCGCCGGTTTCCATTACGACCTTGCCCTCGATGAGTTCAAAGGATGCGCCAGTGGGGATGGGCAGGTCTTTAACGAGATATACGTCGTCCGCGTTCTCGCCGGTTGACGAGGCTGTGACGATCTTTACGTTCACCTTTATCTGGCTTGCAGTGATGTTTGCAAGGACAGCGCCTATTACTACGGTCGTTGTTGCGGAGGGTACGGTGTAGACAGAGGTGAGTGTTGAGCCTACAGCCGTGTCAGTTTTGAGTTTGAAAGTGTTTGCCATTGGATTATCCGAGTGCGATTGCCATTACGATTGCATCTGGAACGGCTGCAATTTGCGTGTTGATTTTCGATGCAGACCACAAATCTGTCGTCCCAGAAGCGGCGTCGTCGATCTCCCGATGCTTGGTTGTGTTGCTTAGGTGGGTCTGGATTGCGGCGTCTGCGGGTTCGTATGTTCCGGTATGGTTGTGATCGCCTGCGGAAACGGTGCCAGCGGTTGTGCCGACGCTGAGAGTTGCGGCCCCGCCCAAGCCAGAGATGTCTGTGTTGGCTAGGGAGGCTGGGATGTAGGAAGTGGAACCGGACGCGTATTTCAGGACTTGGCCGTTTGTGGCTGTAGTGCTGGATACGTCGCCCATGTCTGTGGTGTTGAACGAGGCGAAGCCAGCGGAGGTTACGAAGGATGAGCCGTTATAGACCTTCATAGCGTCCAAAGTTGTGTCGTACCAGAGGTCGCCGGAGTCGAGGGAGGTGGATGGCGCGGTGGCTTGGACTCTGTATTTCTCGGCGAATGAATTGACGCCGGTAATGTTTGAGGCTGTCGTGTTGACGTTGGTTATGTCTGTAGCGACGGTGGCCATGTTAGTTACGTTGGCGGCGGTGCCGAGCGTATTCATGTCAGACACGACATCTGCTGTGCCAAGGGTGTTCATGTCTGAGACTATGTCGGCAGTTGCAAGAGTGTTCATGTCTGAGACAACATCCGCCGTAGCAAGAGTGTTCATGTCTGAGACAACATCTGCTGTACCGAGAGTGTTCATGTCCGCGACCACATCTGCTGTGGCGAGGATGTTCATGTCTGAGACGATGTCCGCCGTAGCGAGAGTGTTCATGTCTGAGACAACGTCTGCGGTGCCGAGGGTGTTCATGTCTGCCACTACGTCAGCGGTGGCCAGAGTGTTCATGTCGGCCACTACATCGGTAGTGGCGAGGATGGCCATGTCTGCGACGGCGTCGGAGGTGCCGAGGAGTCCGATCTCAGTGGCTTGGCCAGCGACAGTGGAAATGTCGGCTATGTTTGTGGCGACAGTGGCTACATCGGCTTGGGTGGCCCAATATTTTGCAGAGTAGGAAGTGCCAGTGACGTAGCCAGAGGTTTTCTCAGCCCACTCGGAAGCAAGGGTTGCGCTGGCGGAAGCGGCTGTGGCTTGGGTTGTGGCTGTGGTGGCTTGGGTGGTGGCTGTAGTGGCTGAAGTTGAGGCCGAGGTCGTGGCTGTGCTTAGTGCGGTGCCATCAAGGATTGTGGTGAACTTGGTGCCGTCCGGTGCAGCGGTCGAAGAGGTGTGCGCTTCGTCACAGATGTAGGTTCCGTTGTTATAGGTGACAACGTCCAGTTGTTCGTAGGCTGTAGATGTGGTGTGTGCGCCTTTCTGGCGGAAAATGTAAGCGGCGTCTACATCCGTCCACGAGGCTGCGGGATCGGAGAAAGTTCCCATGCGGGTTTGCAGGGAACGGGTGGATGTATTGATCTTTAGTTGGAATGAGTCGGAATCGACCAAGCCAGTTGTGGAAGACCATATATCGCCTAGTATGTCGTAGAGATTACGGTTGTTGAACTCACAGGCTTCGAGGTATGTGTCGAGGACGTGGGTTCCAGTCTTGGATGAAGTGAAACTGATCTGTTCACTGATTGGTCTGGTGATAGCCATTACTCAGTGGCTCCTTTATTGTCGTACCAGCCTTTGGATTTCATGAATCGAATGACGTGTTTTTTTGACAAGGCAATCTCGTCGTCGCTGGGGTTGTTTGCGGCGATGGCTTCGTGGGCGCGAGATAAGTCTTTCACTTCAGCGGAGAGGTTGCCAAGGCGGATGTTTATGTCATTAACAATGTCCGAGATGTCGGCTGGAGGTGCTTTGGCTTTAATGGCTTCAGCGATGTGGGTTTGGACTTCCGATGCGATGGATTGGCGTATCTTCGCGAGGAAGGCTTCTAGGTCGTCTAGTCTGGCTATGAGTTGTTTGATGTCTGGCATTACGCGGCTCTTATGGGTTTAAGGTTTCCTTGATCGACCTGTTGCTGGACTTGTTCATTGGACTGAACGGATGCGCCTCGCCTCTTTTCCATCATGGCTAGTTCTTGGCTTGGGGATAAGCCTTGTTCGCGTTGTTCAGCGGAGATACGGAACTGGTCTAGGTCGGAGATGCCCATTGCGCGTATGGCTTCTTCGGCGATCTTGCCGGAGTTGTATTCCATATTGAGTCCCGTCTGGTGCATGATTTGAAGAATGGACATCCATGTTTCTGCGTTGCGGGTTGGTTCAAGGGGTAGGGTGCCGTCTACCACGAGGTAGTCGACATCACCCTGAAGGTCGTTGGAAGATTCAAAGTCGATGTAATCGTCTTCCACCATGCTTGATAGTTGGTTCGGCATATCGTAGGGGTCTACGCGGATGGAACCTTGGAAGGGAAGCGAATCTTGGATGTTGGATACCATCATGCGCACCATAGGGCGCATGGTTGTGGCGGACATGATTCGTGACATTACGCCAAGGCGTTGAGAGCCAAGTTGGGTTAGGCGCTGGATTTCTGTGGCGGTGCGTACGTCGGGAGTTGGCATGCCTTGTTGTGCGTCAGATGCGGCGGCAGTTCTGTTCTTGAGTTCAGAGATCGCGGCGATGTCGTTCCAGTGTCCTCTTGTTACGTCAGGGACTTGGGCTATGAATACACCGTCGCCGGGATTTGTGCCCGGCATAGTTCGGACGATGCCCCACGGGTTACGGTCGATCAGATCGGGGATCGAGACTTGGGTAGGGTCTGCGAAGATCAAGTTGTTTAGAGCGGCTTGGACGTTATCAATGCGGGAGCGGAGAAGCCAAGTGGCTACGTCGTGGAGCGGGAGTAGTAGGTCGTAGAGTGATTGGCCGTAGGTCTTGTGGGAGTCGTGATAGATGCCGCCCATGACTATGGGGAACTGCTGGCCGTACGGGTTGAGTTGGCAACGGATTACGTATTGCTCGTCAAGGATTGTTAGGAGAAGCCAAATGTTTTCGACGTTAGGCATACCAACTTCGTAGCCCGCTACGTTTACCCACAGTTCGTCAACTACGTTTGCGTTTGAGAGTTTGATTGAGTTGTGGCGTTCATTGGCTAGTGATGGGTCAATATTCCAGCCGCGACCTTCTTCCGTGTTGTACTGGTGGCAAAGCCAACCAAGACGGGTTGCGTCTAGGCGGTTGCGGAGTCCGGGGAAGCGTTTTAGTTTTGGGTAGAGGCCGGATCGGAGTAGGTTGTTGTAGGTGACGAAGTCGGTGAAGCCAATGAAGCCCATTGATTCCCAGTCGCCCCATGAGACGCGGGGGTCTGGGAAGGTGCGGCGTGGATCGAAGTTGATGATGTTGTTATGGTTGGACTTGGAATCCCATACAATTTTGGTTGGCGCGAAGCCGTAGCGGATGGCGTCCTGCATCATTTGAGCAATGCGGGCTTCTCCTGCGGTGCGTCGCATGTGTTGGTGGAGGACGCGTTCGAGAATCATGGAGACCTTACGGGACTCACGATTCATGCCTTCGAGTTGGAACATGGGGTTGCGGCCAGCAAGGGCGGCCATCAGGTAGGTCTGGACTGTGTCCGCGATAGCGCGGGTGTCAGTGATTACTGCCTTTTCGCGGAATTGGGTGGCAGATTCGGGGACGTATACATCGTGAGCGCGGTCGGCTTCTTTCCAGTGTGGATAGCGTTTGGATATGCGCGAGTGCGACATATCTAGGCATGCGCGAGCGAAGGATACAAGTTTCTGTTCTTCCTCATCAGAGATGAGGGGGGCAATATCCTGTAGTTCTTCGAGAGCGCGCGCGTAGGGGGACAGATCGACTATCGTATGATCTTCTGTCCCGCGTAAATCACGGTAGTCAGACATGGTTTCAATTCTCTTTGGTTAAGGGTCTTTTGTCGTCCCGTTACAAGCCCCAGCCACGCCAGTTTGTGAGGTTTGCTAGGGATGAAAACGAGTCTCTATATTTGGAATAGTGATTGCTTAGGGAGTCATTCACGTTTATAGATACATCAAAGGAAGAGCCAACGTGCATTTTTGAGATGGCGTCTAGTAGGATGGAAAGGGAGTCAACATCATCATCGTGAGCGGAGGAAGGGAACGAGACAGTGGCGTTGATGAAATCGTCTACCCAGTGCGCGGCTTGGGGAAGCCAAACGCGACCGCCCTCGATGAGTGGGGTGACAGAGTGGGCGCGTGCGACCTTGTCGGCGTTGACTTTGTAGGGGATGACAGAGATGCCGGATTCGTTCTTGAGTTCTTGGATCAAGGATTGGCCAGAGGCTTTGTCCTCGATGTAGAAGCCGCGTAGCCCTTTGCCTCGGTATTTGGTGTTGAGTTGGATGGCTTTCTGTTTGAGTTCAGGGAAGTCGTAGCGGCCCTTTACGCGGTCGATGATGTAGATGTCGCCGTCTGTGGCTAGGCCGCCGACAAGGAAGACGGAGTAGTCAGCGGTTTCGGTTTTCTTGAAGGCGGTATCAGCGGAGATAAGTAGGGATTGAAAGTTGGTGGGCTGGATAACTTCGGGGTCGTAGAATTTCCACCAGTCTGCTTTGAAGATGTTACCGCCCTCGATGTATGGAGATTGTTGGTAAAGGGCAGCAAACTCGCGCGGATTAAGGCGTTCGATGCGGTTTAAAGAATCAAGGGGAAAGCGTTCCGGCCAAAGGGCTTGGGTGGTGGTCTCAGTGTAGTGGCGCTTTGATGGGGCGATGGTGCTGAGTTTGCCTTTAGGGATGTAGCGGGAATCTGTAGGGGGTAATCCCGCGACGGATTTCTTGATGCCGTCTTTGATTTCTAGTTTGGCTGGGAAGTTGATATGAAGCCAACGGTTCTCTGCCCAGTCCTCTGTGAGTTGGATGCGTCCACCGGGGTCGTCAGGGTGCCAGCGAGTTAGGATCATGATCTGGATTGGGTGGGCGCCATTGGATTCGGGCTGGAGCCGGGTGATTAGGGCGGAGATGTAGTAGTTCCATGCGTTGTTACGGGTGGTCATGGACTCGGCTTCTTGCCGGTTCTTGATGGGGTCGTCGACTATTAGTAGGTTGGCTGGTCGGCCAGAAGTGGTGCCGCCCATGCCTATGCCGAAGTAGGCTCCGCCGTCTTGGGTGCGCCATACGTCTGCTGCGCGAGATGATTCATCGAACGAGAAGTGCGGGAATATTTGATTGAACAGGGGTTCGTTTACTACGGAACGGACTGCGCGGCCAAAGTCAGTGGCTAGGGATGAGTTGTAGGAGGTAGACATGATGTAGCGCGATGGATTGCGCCCCATGTAATAGGCTGGGAAGAACTGGGTTGCGTACGTGGATTTAGCGTGGCGAGGCGGCATATTGATCAGAAGGTTGTAGACCGGAACGCCTTTGTGGTTATCGGCCGTGAGGGAGCCGTCTGCCTTAGTATTTCCTGTAAAGCCAGATGTGAGTTTGCGCTTCTCTAGGAGGTCGAGAGCACGCATTAGGGTGTATTGGAAATCGGGAATGTCCCACTCCGGGTGCAGGGCTTCGACAAAGCCGACAAAGGAGTCTTCGGCTTTGCGTACTTGTAGCAGGTACTTGGCTGCGTCTTTTCGGCTTAGGTTCATGAAACGTCCTTCATTGGTATGGAATCGATAACTGGGTTTGCGCCCTCATAGTCGCGGAGCGTCTTTATTCTGGTTGCGGCTAAGTCAGCGGCCTTTGTTCGGTCATGGATTGTGTCGATCATGGTGTTCATTAGGTGTTCGTAAATGGCTTTCTTACGCTTCATTGGGTCTTCTATCTCGGCAAATCTCTTCTGTTTCATAGATTCAGCAAGGTCTTTAAGGGACATCGTGCTTGAGAAGTTTTCTGGCTTGATGATTGTCATGTCTTATATCCGTTACAGGTTATGAAAAATTGCGCTACTGCTCGTGGAGAGGGGTACGGTAACGAGGCGTCGTCGGGAACCGGGTGGCGGGTGTGCCCCCCCGCCCCCTCGCGAAAAACGCGGGTGTGCGTCGCGTCGCGCTCGTGCGCGCGCATCAGGGCAAAGCCCTGATCTCTATTGGGGAGCGAATCGGCAGATCGTCGGTTCCCTGCCACTCGGTCAGGACACACCGGGATCAAGCGCATAAGGCGCAAGGAGTCATGAAATGACTGCAACGACAATGACCGTCCTCACGACGAAGCCCAAAATCATCGCAACTGGTGGCCCGAAGGGAACTCAAGAACTCAACGGCCATCCCGTGCGCTCGCTCAAAGTGGGCAAGGTCACGAAGTTCGGCGTAGCCGTGAAGGGCGACCTGCACGAAATCCGGGCTGTAGGCCCGATGATCGTCACGGTTGACCTGACCACGAAGCCACTCGTGAAGGGGCGCAAGGAGTATCGCGAAGCGAGCAAGGCTTGCACCAAGGCGGACTTGGGCAAGATCGTGAAGGCGGAGAAAGCACCGAAGGTGGAGGCCGACGACGAGGCCGTGACGTTCACGGCGAAGCCGGGCAAGAAGGCGAAGCCTTCCAAGGCCGATGTGAGCCTCATGAAGCGTCTGGACGCGATGGAGAAACTCATTGCGAAGCAATCCACCGTGATCGAGAGCCTGATCGCAGGACTTGACGAGGCATAAGCGCGAGCCTCCGCAACTTGGGCGGCCCCTTCGGGGGTCGCCCTTTTTTTTGCATGGTGCGCGCGTGGCTTGGTGGCTTGCCAAGTGGGTTTGGCACGGTTTTGGCACGGTTTTGACGACAGCGAAGGCTAAGTCGTTGATTTTTCGTCGTCCAGAACTCCCTTGTCAGGGGATTCTACGACCTCACCTTCGTGAATTCCCGATGCAATCGCTTCGAGTTCATCGCGTGAGAGTTTGTTTACGTCAACATGACGATGCTCAACCGTGGTGTGCGACTGCGAGAGATCGGGAACGACCTTCGCCATCAACGTACGAAACAACGCGACTTGCTGTGGAGTCCACTTGATTTCGCCTTCGGTCGCTCGGATCGCAAGCGGGAGGATGGTTTGCACCTCATCTCGTATGTATCCGCGCAACTTAGCGACATCTCGCATCGTGAGAGGAGTGCGTTCGTGCATTTTCGCAAGGGAAGACACCGTGACTTGCTTAACTTTCTTGCGATCAGGGTCTATTTTTGCCGGAACGATCCTGTGCTTACGCTCGATTGGTTCGCGAGTGGTGTCTTCAATCATTTCAACGCCCTTACGTTTTTGCATGATCCGCATTTTCCCTTTTGCGATACAGCCTGTCGTCCTTCCTGAGCCTCGTGTGCGCGCCTATTTCTCCGAAGGAGAAATCTCTATTGGGGAGCGATCCAACCGGATCAAATTCAACTAGCAAACGGAGTTTTACATGAGCAAATCCGAAGTCTTACGAAAACTGATCCCAGACCTCGACGACGAAGCCATTGACCTGATCTTTGCAAATTCACATATCAAGGTCACTTCGCTTTTTCCCGATGACTGGGTTGAAGGATTGATGCCTACACCTGAAATGGAGTGGGCTTTTCTAGAAATAACCGATCCTGATCGTGATCCACAGGAGGAGGAGATCGAGCCAATTGAGGATTGGGAAAACTTGGGCGAGCACTGATCGCACGCCTTTTCACCAACGAGCCGCCCTTCGGGGCGGCTTTTTCATGAGGACTACTGATATGGATTTAATCCAAGACGAAGTAGATCGAGATCATGCGTCGCTAATGCAGATGTGTGAGGAAGCACCGTATCAACGTTTCACGACTGAGGACAAATACGTCCACGCGTTTCGCTGTATGGAGTTCTCCGACGATCTCGCAATCAAGTTCCTAATGGCTTGGGATGTCGCGAGAAGGGCGGGAATGGACATCGATGTCGCAGCAGATCATGTCTTAAACCAACTGCGTTTAGGGGAGCGGTAATGAAATTCGTACATTGGCAAGCCAAAACCGGCAACCGTACCGCAGTTGTCGCGAAAGAGGGGCGTAAATGGATGCAGATCGTCGTGTTCGATGGCGGGAAAGGTATTCGACTTCGCAAGGTGAAGCGAACAGAGAAGCGCAACATGAGGCCCGTGTTTCAGCCAGATGGCTCTGAGTACCCGCTTGGTAAGGCAATCGGACGGTACATGGAGTTGGCTCGCACCTATGGAATCACGAAAGGGGCGTACGACGCGTTGATTCACCCGACCACGCCATTCGCAAAGAAGTTGGGCGCGATACAACGTGAAAGGCTGTTGGCTTGAGGAATCCCTTAGATGAACACCCCTTTCCCAGAGGGAAAGGGGATGTTCTTCTTACCAACCAAAGTCGGCAAGCCAAAAGGGTCTGTCGGCTCAACCGGAGTTTGATCTATGAAGTGTATTCGTGATTTGAAAACAGGGAAGGTTGTTCGTATGAACGACAAGGCGGCTCACGTATTGGTAAGCCAGAGTAAGGCTCAGTATGTGGCAAAACACATTTGGCGTGAAGAAGGGAGAAAACGATGAACATCGAAGACATTAAGCAAGCGGTTGGGACGTTGACGGAAATTACGGGTGCTATGCAAGATCAAGATGTGCTTGTCTTGGCAGACCTTGACTGGTCGAAGTTGGGATCAGTTTTCGCAAGCGAGAAACTCGATATCACAAATGAAGTGCTTGAAACATTCTGTGAAAAATTTGGCGTCGATAACGACACTTCCTTGCAGATATTGCAGAAAGAAATCGACGACTTCGATGTTGAACTCCATGAAGCATGGGCTGAGTTGCAGGAGTTGCGAGAAAGCGCGGAAAACTTTGACTTGAGTGAGATTAATGCTACAGCGACTGAGATTGAGTCGTTGGCCGATCAGATTCAGCGTCAAATCGAAGGTATGTCATGAGTACGGGAGAGGACTACATTGACCTGAACAACTGGATTGCAGACGAGTTCGATAGAACTCGCAAGCGAATCAAGAATATCGAAGTGCAAATCGATCTCATGATTACGTGTCTTGAACAGTTGAAACTTGAATCACTTTCCACAATTAGGGAGGAAGGCGAATGAGAAAGCCAGTGCGACTTGAAGAAATTCAGGACAAATTCCACACGGCCTTGCAAGGCGACCTTGAGCACGGTGTTGCTTGGATGAATGAGGAGGCATCAAGGGAATTCGCTAAACGATACCCGTTTCTTCGCGAAACTCTCAACTGGTTGATGCAACAGGAGGATAAGGGGGAGCCTTGCGAACGCGAACTCTCCCATTGCGAAGGATGGTGGTGCATCAACGACCACACCGGATGTATTTGGAACGACGGAGACAACGAGTGCAGTCATGAGGGGGAGTCGATGTCCCCCTTGGGGGGCGATGATGAGTGAAGTTAACCATCTCAATAATCGGATCACCGCCGCGTTACATGACGACGCCAAATCACTTGATGACTTGTCGGAGGTAGACGAAGAATCATGGGAAAGAGAAGTACCTATCGTCAAGGGTATGAACCTTAGCGATTATCTGGTTGCGACTTCGTTTTACCTTTTCTTCCGAGCCGGATGCCCGGATGATTGGTGTATTCAACACATTAGTGTTGGCGAAGCCGTGATCTTCGGAGGCTACAACCGAGTCGCGTTTTATTACCGACTTAATACCGAGCCGTACTGGTACGCCCACTCCACGCACTGTAGCGAGAAGTTTCTCGATGTCATGGCACTGCAGTTTCCGTGGGTTGTGTTTCCTGCGCGGGAGGCGGACGAATGAGTAAGAAAAAGTACATTGTTCGGATCACTGCGCGCATTACTCATGACATTGAGGTTGAGGCGTACGATGAGGATGAGGCAGACACATCAGCGCATGAGGAGTTTAGTGTGCGCGAATCCCCACCGGGTGAGCGGTATGAAGAATTCACCGAGTCCATTACGGAGGTAAGCGATGAGTGACGACAAACTGTACAACCTCGTAATTGCCAGAAAGATCACACTTGTTACCACCATTCAGATCGAGGGCACGAGCGAGGAGTCAGCGGTGGCGAGGTTCCAACACCAACTTGAATCAGGTGAGTGCAGCGCGCTCGACGACATGAGTATGTGGGGTGAGTGCGTTCACTACCAAGTCTTTAAAGGCGACCCTCATGAGGATGAGTATGAGGTTATTGATGTGGAGGTGGACGAATGAGCAGATTCTACGGAACTGTGCAGGGGAGTCGAGGCCAAGCCACGAGATGCGGTAACAATGGCTCAGGTATTACGACTGAAGCGGCCGCGTGGGGTGGGTGTATCGAAGTTCAGGTGCATGAAGACCTTTTCGATCCGAAATGGGATCGCTTTGTAATACGTATGATGCCGTGGCAAAGCAATGGTGATGCGATTCTAATCGCCACCGGAACTATCGGGGATAGTGATTCGATCAGGATAGAGGACACTCTACTCAAGCGCGTGATCGAACGGGAAAAGAAGGAACACCCGCTCGTTATAGAAGAAACAACCGATGACTGGGACGAGTACGAAAAGACCGGCTAATAACCACCCATAACTACTACTAAGTAGTAGTAGTAGTTATGGGAGGTTAGTCCAAGGAGATTGATGGGGCAACCCATTGGTCTATTTTTTTGTCCAATCAGGGTGTTAAGTTGACACCCAAAGCAGTACCTTGTATGGTACTACCATTCACATATAACACTGGGGAGTGTTTATGAAATCAAGTAGGTTTGCTAAAGAAGTAAAAAATGTATGTGGTATTTCCCATTCTGCGAGTCGCCGACGAGAGTTACGTAAGATTATCGGCGAACTTGTTGAGTGGCGTTGTAGTGAAGTTGATGCGATTAAAGAGGCTATCGAGGCCATCTTTAAAGAAAGCCCGCTGTTGGGCCACAACAAAGATCAGATTCTCCTGAATCGAGCGTCGTTCCCGGCTTTACGGGATGTGTTGAGTAACAAGACGTGCAATGCGTTCTTGTCTGAGGTGTTCCGATACCAGAAATCTTATTCTCTGGAAGAGGCGGCCGACTTCGCAATCTATAACCTTAGTAACGCCATGTGTTACCCCACCGATCATGGCGTAACCAATTTCAGATCGAAAACCCAGTTCGAGATAGGTTGTCATAAAGAGTGGCCCATGAATACCGTAAACGATTTGTCTGATGCGTGCGATCCGTATATTGAATCGTCCGGTGATTCTGAACCATCTGGTGATGGTGAAGCCAAAGTAGCAGTGGCGTTGTCGACCGGCATTAATATTTGTGATGCGTATTTCTGGAATGAGAATGGCGCCATCCCGTTTAATGAGGTGGTTGAGATCGTAGCGGGCGCGTTGAAGTGGGATCATGTAAGCACGAAGGCTGTGTTCGCAACGATCATGAGTCGTGAAGAAAACGCCCCGACTGACTACGATGACATTACTCCAGATGACTTCACTATATCGGTAGTGAAGGGCATTCTCGTTGATGCGGGCAGTATCGAAGAGGACGAAGCCAAAGCGGAACCGATTGAGTTTGATCTGTCGGGGCCGCTGAAGTCGTCGTTGGATGGCTTACTTAGTGCGGCCACAAGCGGCTTAATTACCGATGCCGATCTGTTGGCAAAGTTGCTGAGTGAGGGGGCGCAAGCCAAAGAGAAAGCCAAAGAGTTGGAGGAGGCAGTCGCAAAAGCGGTGCGTCCTGCGGCCACTAAGGTGGTATCTAAAGAGGGGGAAGAGTTGCCTGACGGCGATGTGGTGTATCGCAAGGCGTACGATGTGTTGGGGATGCGAAAGCGTCCGTCACTGAACTTCGATGTGCCCTTCTTTGACTGGAAGACTCCGCACCCGATGGTTCCAGAGATCGATGACGACTACATCTTCCGTCCTGACCCCACGCTGAAGGCTCTTATGGGGCTTGTGAAGGGCGTTAATACCTATGCGGTGGGTCACACGGGGTCGGGTAAGACAACGCTGTTCACGCAGTTAGCGGCTCGTATGCAATGGCCTGTGATTCGAGTGAACTTTGACTCGGAAATTACACGGCTTGACCTGATTGGTCGTGATGTTCTGCGCTCCGATCCGGTGACTGGCGTGACTGTGAGCGAGTTCATTGAGGGGGTGTTACCTACTGCGATTGCGGGGCCATTCATCCTGTTGTGCGATGAGGTGGATAGGGTGAGGCCAGAGGTGAGTTACGTATTCCAGAGAGCGTTAGAGGATCAGGGGATCATGTTGAATGAGGATGGTGGCCGTCTCGTGAGTCCGCATGATTGGCATCGGATCGTGGCGACAGCCAATACGGTTGGGCAGGGTGATGAGTTTGGCTTGTATCAGGGTGCGAGGCATCAGAGTCAGGCATTTCTTGATCGGTTCACAAATTGGATTGAGATTGGGTATCTGAGCAAGACCGATGAAACCAAGTTGTTGAAGGCAAAGGCTCCCGGCATTGATGAGGATGCGGCCAAGACGATTATGGATTACGTCACCGAGCATCGGGCCGCGTTCGTGAACGCTGAGATTCTTCAGCCAATCAGTGCTCGTGCTATTGAGCAGTTGGGTGCGCAGTACATGAGTTACAAAACTCTAATGAGTGACGCAAACAAGGCGATGAAGTTGGCTTTCGATAGCGTGGTGTTAGTGCGAGGTAGTGCGACGGATCGTGCTGTCATGACCGGGTTGTTGGATCGTGTTCAGCGGGGTGAAGGATGAGTGACAAGCCAATAACGATACGGAGGAAAGCGAATGAAGTTTGATCAATTCAAAGACGAGGCCGAGGGTACGAGTCGGACGTTGGCAAGGAACTTTGGTGCGAGGGTGACGTTCGAGGGTGATGGGGCGTTTACGGATCGTAGACGAGTGAACCTTCCTATGTTGCCGGTAGGGTCTGAGTTGTCAGCGGAGCAGGTACGGATCACGAGAGGGTATATCGATCATGAGTCGGGTGGGCATCAGCGGTTCACTGATATTGATGCGATGGAGAAGATCGTGGAGTGGTCGAAGGAGAATGGTAAGCCCGCTGTGCCGAAGATTACTAACGCGATGGAAGATGTGCGGATTGAGCCATTGCATATCCGTTCGTATCCGGGAGCCAAGAAGAATCTGGAGGCTACGGTCGAGGCTGTGTGTCGGGTGTTCATCGATGATTACATCACTGAGGGTGGTGAGAATTATGACGCTGACATCCTGACGGATCGCAAGAGGACGTTGCCGTTGGCTATTACGTGGGCTGGTCGCAAGATGGAGGGGTACGAGAGTAAGGGCTTGGATGAGTGCATCGAGATGATTGATGACGACATCTATGCGGAGGCCCAAGGTTGGGCTAAGGAAGCCATTGCGTGTAGTGATACATGGAGCGTGTTCGAGTTGGCTAAGAAGGTTAGTTCTGAAGTGTATGAGGATGAGGAGGAGGAGGAAGGCGATGGCCGGAAGCCAAAGGGCGAGGGTGATGGGCCGGGTGATGGCGGGGATGGTGAAGGTGAGGGCGAGGGTGAAGGTGAAGGTGAGGGTGAGGGTGAAGAGGGTAAGCAAACGCGTCCCAATATAGGTGATATTCGTGAGGAGGAATCGCCCAAGGGTGGTGATGATCCTGTTGAAATCAATCTCGAAGCCATTGTGAAGAAGGAGTTTGATAAAGCGGCGCAGGGTGCGCCGGACTTAGGGTTCAGAAGTCTGACTGATGCGTGGGATGTAGTGATTACAAGGAAGGGCGGACTTCATCTCGATGGGACACCTTATCAAGCCTGTACGAAGCGAGCCAAATGGA